TATCTTTAGCAGGAGATCAGACTAATGCAATAGCATTTATATACATATATGATTATTAAAACAAACAAAATTGATTAAAATCGGGGGGGGGTAAATAGATGGACACCGGCATATTTATAGGGGACAAAATAATTACCACATCGTGGGATAAGATATGGGATAAACCAAATACTCTAAGCGGCTATGGAATTACTGATGCGGTAACAATTGACACTGCTTAGGAGATATACGGAATTAAGACTTTTAAGTCAACTACAACTATATCAACTGCATTAGATGTTAAGCTTATATTACAATCGCTAGATGCAGATAATTACTGCATGATAAAAGTGCAAGACTAGAATTCTTAGGATTTATCATACATAGGGTATTTGGGAAATAATTGGTATACCGATGGTAATCTCATACTAAATTCAAGCAATTACACAGGCGAACTGGATAACCGTTACGTCAACAAGGCAGGGGATACGATGACGGGAAAATTGTTATTTAACGCAGATTCTGGTATTGACCTTATATCTATTCCAAGAACCAAGTCTGCTATCAGTTTTAATAATGCAGGTTCCAATAGAATTGGAATTAACTTCACAGACGGAGACGGTAACCTAAGAATAGCTAAAACCGATATTAATCAAGACTGGGTAAGCGGAGACGTAAATATTCTTTTAGGGTCTAATAATTATAAAGTTTGGCATGCCGGCAACGATGGTTCAGGTTCAGGGCTGGATGCGGATTTGTTGGACGGTAAACATCTTGGTAATGTAGGAGATAGAGTAATGCGTCAAATTGGCTTCCCTTATTACAATGAATTTGGTTCTAGTGATACTAATGTTTATTTAAGAAAGGTATTAGGTTGGTGTTATAATAATGTTAATACAGGCGCATCCGATACTCTATTTGTTGGAGTTGGGCATCCTAACGCATTAGGTAATATGCAAATACAGTTGTATTGCGTTGACGGAATAAACAGTGACGGATACCCAAGATACTCATCAGGTGTATTTTTCCCGTTGGATGGTCTCCCTTATATTTTCGGTACTAATGATTATAATTATTACCAACATACTTTAGCAACAACTGACGGTAATGTCTACTCCGCTACCAAGCTGTAGACCCCTCGCACAATATTCAGTAAGCCTTTTGACGGTACAAACAATGTAACAGGAGGAGCTAAGTTTAATAATATCTGTATTGAGACAGATAACAACGGAAATGATAGCGGAAGAGGTAGTGAGATAAATAATTATAACGATCAGCTGCATTTGCAGCATGCTTCATCTAATAACTTAATTTGCTGTATGGGTGGCGGCAAGGTCGGCATATGTACTACATCACCAAAATATACGCTTCATGTAGATGGAGTTATTTATGCAAAGGATGGTTTCAGGGAGACATCAGATATTCGTAAAAAGAAAGTATTAAACTCTCATACTGTGAGTCTAGATGATATGGCTTATGCTGATCTATTTGACTATACTCTTATAGATGATGAAAAAGAAATAGTAAAAGTAGGTACTAATGCTCATTACTGGCTTGATAAATTACCTCAAGTTGTTACTAAAGATAATGACGAATATCTATCTTTAAACTATGGAGTATTAGGAACTGTATGTGCTTTATCTGTATCTAAATATGTTAAGCAATTAGAAGACAGAGTTACTCTATTAGAGAATAAAATAGCCTCATTATAGTAAGTAAGAAGCGCTATTAGATGCCACTAGTAACTACTCAGCAATAGGAACATAATAATACCCTACACGTTATATAATTATAATCTCGAACAATTTTCAGAGTCCTTGCTGATTTTATCCCCTTTTCAAATCAACAAGGACTTTTTGGTTACACTTATCAGTTACTATCTATGAATTATTATCAGTTAGGAGAATACACAATGCCGATATTTAAGAACATGTTTAGCAGTGCAGAAAAGTTTCTTTCCGCTGCTATAGGTGGATTAATTTCACTATATTCACCAGTATATGTTCCTATAATGGCTCTAGCAGGTGTCATAGTAGTTAACACTATATATGAGTGTAAGGTAAATAAGAAGTTCAAAGATGACGAATTTTTTGCTCGTTCTAAGAGATTAACGTCAAAGATATTCTACAAACTCAGAGATGCTATAGTAGCTATTTGTGGAGCATTTACTATTGAGAAGTTTATTGTAACTTCTATCGATTTACATGCTATCGAGTTTATAGCTGGTGCTATCGCTCTCGTTGAGTTCTTTTCTTTACTAGAACACTTAGGTAAGTTACATCCTAAATGGAAGATATGGAATATACTTAAGAGAGTAGTAAAGAAGAAAGGGGAACAGATTTTAGATGTCGAATTAGATGAAGAACTATCAGATGATACCAATAATAGTAAAGATAATTAATTGGTTCAGTAATAATATCAGAATAGTCGCAGTAGGTTTCGTTAGTTTACTTATTGCGACTATTTTGTTTTAGAACAATTAGTTAAGTAAGAAAAATAAGGAAATAGATAGAATAACTAACAATATAAAGGCTTACGAAAGTATAGCTACAGATAAAGAAGCACACAATAGAGTATTACAACTTACTATTAATGAACTTAATTATAGTAAGGATAGCCTGGTACAATATATAAACTAGGTTAAGAAAGAAAATAAAGTCAAAGACAAGAATCTAACTAGTGCAAGCGTAATCAATACTGAGATTAAAGATTCTGTAAAAACAGTAATCAAAAGGGAAGCTATAGACTTTGAAGAAGAACTAAAGCTTAATGAATTAACAACTATCATAGTTAGTAAAAAGGATTCAATCCTAGCAGCCAAAATTGACATAAAGAACTAGCAAACAATATTTGTAACAGAGACTAAGGAGTATAAGAATACTTATCGTAATGGCTGGGTTAGATTCTGGCACTTTGACTTTAAAAAAATACGTACCAAAAAATACCAGATAGTAAATAGTAATCCGTTAATCAAAGTAACGGACACAAGGGTAGTAGAAGTACCCACAAAGTAATATATTCAAAACAATATTAATCAATAATAATATGCATAGAATATTTCATATTAAAGCTTATGAGAAAGAACATGGTCCACACTTCAATGAGGAGCACGCTCGTAAAGCTGTAATGAAGATGGAAAATGAGGATGGTACTCGTGGACCGCATTGGTCTATAGATGAAACCACTGCATTAGCCAGTCAGTATGGAATTACTTTAGGAAGTAAGTTCAATCGATATGATTGGTTCGTAGCATTAAATATGGTTTATTCTGACTATTACAAAGTAATCATTAATATCACTGGTTCTAATAATACTAAGAACTATGTTGAGTTTGCCAAAGCTTGGCTAAATGATAAAGACATAGATGAAGGTAAGATGTGGTATTACTATGTATACGTAATGTGTGATAAAGTCAGAGAAGCTGAAATGGAACACTACGAAAAAGAAATGTACAAATACGAAGACGACGAAGAAGACGAAGAATTTGGTCGTTATCGTAGAGGTGGTAGACGAATGGGAATGTTTGGAAGACGTCACATGTATGATAGGGATGACTATGATAGACGTGAACACGAATACGAACATGAACATGATCACGATTATGATCCTTATGAATACAAGCGTAAAGCTATTCGTTACGTTAGATACTAATTAAAATCAAATTTATAAAATAAATCAATTATGTTAGAAGATAGAATTATCGTGCAAGATCGTGGTATTGACGCTGGTCTTGCTGCTTTAATGCAAAATGCTAATAGAGGTAATATGGACCCCGCAGCTTTAATGGCTATGATGAATAACAACGGCATGGGCGGTAACGGCGGCTGGTGGTGGATCTGGATCATATTGCTGTTCTTCTGTTGGGGTGGTAATGGTTTTGGTTTCGGTGGTCGCAATGCAGGTGCTTTGGCTTCTGAATTGAATACTGATGCTAATACTAACCTGTTAATGTAGGCTATCAATGGTAACAAAGACGCTATTAACAACCTTGCTACAACTTTGAACTGTGATATCAACTCTGTTCAGACTGCTTTGAATACTATCAATACAGGTGTAAGTCAAATATCTTGTGATACTAAACTTGCAAGCTGTGAAGTAATCAATGCTATTACTTCTGGTAATGCTTCTTTGGCTTCTCAGTTAGCTAGCTGCTGCTGCGATTTAAGACAAGAAGTATGTAGCGTAAATAACAATATAACTAGAATGAGTTATGAGAACCAGTTAGCAAACTGCAACCAGACTAATACTTTGCAGAATGCAATAACCTCTGGTTTCAATAGTTTAATGACAGATAATGCTTCCAAATTTAATATCATAGGTGCTAAGATTGATGCTCAGACTCAGATTATTAATGACAAATTCTGTCAGTTAGAAATGCGTGAAATGCAGAATAAGATTGATGCGCTTCGTGATGAAAAGCAAGCTTATCAGTTGTCTGCTTCTCAATAGGCTCAAACAGCTAATATCGTTAATCAGATCAGACCTTGTCCGGTTCCTGCATATCTGACATGTAATCCTTTTGGATGTAATGGTGGGTTCTCAGGATACGGATATGGATACGGCGAAGGCTGTAATTGCTAAGAAAGGAGGTAATTATGTTTTATCCTTTCAATCCTTACATGTTTAATAATAGAGTAAGAACTGTAGATAATTTTGGTATACCAGTAATTAGAACTATCTATGTTACATCTGATGTAGAAAATAGCAGTGTAACATATGGTATATGTCCTAAAATATGGAGGCAATTGCCATGTGAAGGTATCTTCTTATTAAATGTAACACATGTACCATTGTCTACTATACCTGCTGGTGCATTAGTTAGTATTGATCCTACTAGGTCTAGTAGTTCGACTACTTCTAGTAATACGTCTAGTGGAGCTAAACCATTGATTAATGGTTCTGGTGATTAGATGCCTACTGAAGAAGTATCAAATGGCAACAGATACTTTGTATACTACAATAAGAATAACGGAATCTTCCAAATAGTAAATCACATTGTTACTCCTGCAGCTCCTGCAGCTTAATAAATAACTAAGGGCTCTTAATTGAGCCCTTTTAATCTTAACAATATGCTATTCAATCAATTAAAACCTGGTGATAACGTCTACATTATAGAAGTTGTAGGGACGTTTAAAAAGAATACCGAGTATAATATAGGTAGAGTTATATCTGCATCTAAGATATACGATGAACCACTACCACAAGGGTAGTTCCCAATGCCTAATCAACCTCGTAAGAAAGTAATAGATATAGTAATACAATGTAATGGGGAATCTAAGAAGTTTACTATACCTGAAGATAGATCAGTAATAACTGATACTAGTATAGGTCTTACTATTTCTACAGATAAATCTGAAATAGTTAGTATTATTAGAAATCAGTATAATTCATACAAAGCTCAAAAAGAATCAATTGCCAAGTGTGATGAAGAGATGAAAAAATGTCAAGCATTACTAGATAAACTTGGTACTGAAGAAGATAATAAAGAGGAGTCGAAGATAGATGCTTTATAGAAAGAAATAGATGAGTTAAAGAAAATAATTAAACAAGCAAGTCAAATGGTTCCACCTCCAATGAAATAGATGCTACCATAGGATATGCAAGATGTAATGGATAAGGTTGATCAATAAGGTCAACCTTTTTTTTGTTTTAAGACTGTACAGGAAGCGCTATTAGTTATACTAAGGGATTGTAAAGGCAAACACATAAAGTGTCTCAAAACGCTTTAAAATGCGTTTTAGGATGTATTAACGTTAATGAAATAAATATGAGTCTAAATAATATTATTGACAATGTGTTATAGATAGCTCGTAATAACAATATAACTGAATCTGAGAAGTTATCCAAACATCAGATTGAGTTGTGGATTAAGTATTACAGAGCTATGTTAATAAAGTAGGCTATAGATAAAGGATATGATGTAGATGAAGCGTATGTCTCTACATTAGAACCAATCCACTTAGACAGAGTACAAACAGTTCCTAATAAGTTTGTATATGTAGGAGATAAGGAACTACCTACTTTGATTAATTTTAAGTATAAACCAGGAGTACTAGCAGTACGAGATATGTTTGGTAATCTTATTCAATTGGGCAGTTATACTAAAGCCAAATTGTAGAGATACAGAAAGGCTACATGTAAGGATTACATTGCTTGGGTTAAGAATAATAAAATATACGTAGAAGGTGATTCTAATCAATTAGAATATATAAGTATAGATGTGATACTTGAGGATCCTACTAAAGACATACCTTGTTACAATCCTGATGATGAATATCCTGTACCATCTGCAATGGTTCCTATTATAGTATAGATGATACTAGAAAGAGAACTTAGAACATTAATAACTCAACCTAGTGATGTTACCAATGATTCTGAAGATGATACACAAAACCTATATAGTAAGAGATGAGAGAAAGATTAACATATGACAGAAAGTGTTACACTATTGCTGATTACTATATAAGCTATAAAGAATATATAGAGCCAGATACTTAGTATGATGTAGACCTAAAAACCTTCAAAGCTATAGTAACTGATTATTTCAAGTATATCAGAGATGAAGTAATGTATAATTGTAAGGAATTTAAGTTACCATGCAGATTAGGTAAATTATCAATAGTTAAACATTAGCCTAAAGAATTTACAGGTAAGAGCCTAAGATGGGACTGGAAGGCTACTAAAGAATTAGGTAAGCCAGTATATCTATTAAATGAACACAGTGGGTTCTTTAAGTATAGATTCTATTGGTCAAAGAAGGACTGCTTACTCACTAATAAAAGTATGTATTAGTTTGTAGCTTGTAGGCAAAATAAAAGAGATCTGTGCAAAATAATTAAATCTAGATTAAGAGATTATGTAGAACTATAATTTAAATGAAATTAATAATATACCTAACAACACATCTGGAGTTTATGCTATAATTAATATGCTTAATAATCACAAATATGTAGGAAGTTCTAAAGATATAAAAAAACGTTTATATTAGCATAGATGTAAGTTAAATAACAATACTCATCACAGTGTACATTTATAGAGAGCGTTCAATAAATACGGTAGTGATAAATTCTATATATGTATATTAGAAGTTTGTTAGCCAGTTAGAGATACTCTTATATTTTTGGAATAGAAATATCTAGATTTAAATCCAGAATACAATATTGCTAAGATAGCGTATAGTCCAGCATAGTCTACACAATCTGATTCTGCTAGGAAAAAAAGATCAGTAAAATTAAAAGGAAGAAAGAGAAGTAAGGAGTTTTGTGAAAATCTTAGCAAGGCTAGAATGAATAAATTCGGAAAAGCAGTGGACTAGTTTGATCTAGAAGGAAATTTCATTAGAACTTTTGTTAATACTGCACAAGCTTCTAGATTTTGTGGAGACTATACTACTAGAGGAGTAGCTATTTAGGATTGTTGTAAGGGTAAAGGGAAATAGGCCCACGGTTTTCAATGGAGATGGCATTCTTCTAATCCTGTTAATATAGGAGAATATATTTCTCATTCTATGGATGTAATCAATAATTCTAAAAGAAGAATATGTAAATATACAATGAATGGAGAATTAATAAAGGAATACGAATCTATATCTGATGCTGCTAGAGATATGAATCGCAATAACATAACTTCAGTATGCAGCAATATTGTATAGTGCGCCAAAGGCAATAAGAAGCAGGCATTTGGATTTAAATGGAAATATAGTTATGATAAATAATAGATTAGTTTCTTCAAAAAGTGTAATTGCAAAACTTATTGCAGATTTGCAATTATAGGAGTCAGAGATTAGAATCTCTGATATAAAAGAATGGATACTCGAATCTATACTTAAGATAGGAGCTATACAACAGTATGATCATAAAGTAGTAGTATTACCTGTAGTAAATCATCAAGTATCTCTACCTTGTGATTTGTATAAATTAGGTCAAGTGGCATTTTCATTTTAGGATAACGGTGGATGGCTTCCAATGAGAAAGAGTACATCTAGCTTTGGAGTATTCCACGATAATGGTTGTGGTAAACCTTGTATGTTAATACACGATACTGAATTATTTCCATTAGTGAAGAATATGTTTAATCTTACTAGTGATGCAGAAGCATTACAGAAACTAAATGAAGATACTAGCTTAAGATAGACATTAAGTATATTACTTAATCAATGGACAGTAGGTACAGTAAATGGGTAGTATACCAATGGTACAGTAGGACATAGAGATGGCACTATGTTCAGTAATGAGTTATAGTATATGACTAAACCTGGCTATATTATGACTAATATACCTTGTGGTTTTGTTAAGATATCCTACTATGCAATATTCACAGATAGTGAAGGTATGCCTATGATACCAGATATTGAATCGTATAAAGAAGCAATATTCTGGTACGTAACTATGAAGTTGATGTATCCTAAGAAATTAAGAGGATAGATAAGTCAAGGAGATTATTATGACATACGTAATTCTTATAACTTCTATCGTAAATAGGCATATGCAGAGGCAATGATGCCAGGAGTAGATGATATAGAAAGTATTAAGAATACTTGGACTAAATTATATCCTGAGTTCGATGATCACGATACGTTCTTCTCTACTACAGGAGATGAGTAGAATGTATATAATTAGAGTAGATTATGATTAGTAATACAGCTTAGATAAACACATTCACAGGTGGAATGAATACCGATACTGATATTAACTTATTACCTAATAATCAGTACAGGTATGGATAGGACGTCCGTATAGTTACGGATGATGAGGGTACTTCAGGTGTATTGCAAAGCGTAGATGGAGCTAAAAAGTATAATTACAGTATAAAGAATACTGAGAGAATAATTGGTACTGCTACTATTAATGATATTGCAGTAGTAGTAACTAAGTTAAATGATGAGTATAATAAGATATACCGTATAGAGAATTTTAATTCTCCTAATCCTACTAGTACTGTAATATTAAAGGGCAAGTTAGGAATTGGTAAGGATTATGATTCTAATCAGATTAGTATAGTACTTAACTATGAGACTATATCTAACATTAAGATGTACTTTACAGATGGAGGATCTATTATAAAGGTAATCAATATAATGGATGATAAGTATGTATAGTACCCTGATATAGATAACCCATTACTAGATGAAGAGGGTAATATACTTAATCCTAATAGTATTGATATTATTCCTAATGCAGTATTACATCCATTTGTGATACGTAATCTTGTAAAGGGTAATTTTAAAGCTGGTGTAGCTCAGTACTGTTATAGATTATATAATCCCCATTCTCAATAGACCTCTCTGTCAAGCTTAAGTAAAACAGTACATCTGGCTGAATCTGACAGTAGTTCTAGATTAGAGGATTATTACGGTTCGTCAAAAGGTAGCCTTACTGGTAAAGGAGTTGTACTATCAGCACCTCTAGATACTAAAGACTTTACTCGTTGTACTATTATACGTATCTTCTATGAAGATAATGATTCTGCTCCTACATATTCTATAATAGATGACGTTGAAATAAGTCCAGCTTCTGATGAGATTAACTATACTGATACCGGTTCTAGTGGCATCAGTACTCTTACTCAAGAAGAGTTTAACGCACTTACTAGTTATGCATTTATATGCAATAGTATTACTACTGTATAGAATAGACTATTTGCATCTAATGTAACTGAAACCTCTTGGGTTCCTATGATAGAGGATGTAGATGGTGAAATAGTGGAATATGATGCTAGAGCGTATCGTGCTAACTCTGACGGATATATTAGAATTGAAACATCTGATCCGGAATAGTATATGTACTTTGGTATAGATGATGTAATTTCTATGCGCAAAGTTCCTAAGCAGCACGATTGTATCAATCCATATAACCTTGTTACATAGAATAAATACTCAGCTACTGGTTCTAAATATGTATACGGTCGAAATAAGAAACTTGGTGGTAATGGCCTAAATATAGAGTATACATTTATAAAAACTCAACTGGAAGAGGCAGATATTACTGAAGCTTATGGCGGATTAACAAATAGTGTAGGAATAGTCGGACGTAATCCCGTTAGAGTAGACTATGTGGCTACTTATGATATAAAAGGAGGAGATCCATTATATGTAGATAGAGACTACAATAGGTATATGCAGAAAAACTATGCAGACCCTATAATTGATTCTAGATACAGAAGTTATCAAAGAGATGAGATATATAGATTCGGTATAGTGTTTTATAATGATAAGTTTATTCCATCTCCAGTATTATGGATAGGTGACATCAGATTCCCTGATTTATAGGATTGCCCTATTACTGAAATGAAGTATAGTAGTCTATTATCTGTTCCACTTGGTATATAGTTTACTGTTAAAAATATGCCTATAGATGCAGTAGCATATGAGATAGTAAGATGCGACCGTACTATTGAAGATAGAACTATTGTATCTTAGGGCGTAATTACTCCTATATATAACTATAGAATTCTAGAGACTAAAGAAAGCGGAGATATAGGCGTAGGGGAGAGTAATAAGGAAACTAGTGAATACAGATCTTTACCATTTCTACATAGTAAAAAGACTAACTTCTAGGTAATGAGAATTGCTTATGATAGTGAGATACTTGAATCCGGAATACTAAAATCTGATGAGCATATTACAGATGAATATTGGCGTTTTATTTCTCCAGAAGTATGCTTTAATGGGGAGAAAATGGAAGATCTATTTAAAAGTAATATTTATATAGAACAACAAAATCTGCTTCTTACCAAGTTCAACCCAAATTTAGTAAATCAAGACTAGACAGACGTCAGAAACTGGGTAGCAGTAAGTTCTAAAAACATATACCCACCTAATGGAGAAACTTCTTCAGATACTAATTTATAGAAAGGCAGACAATTTGCTAGAGTGTTCCTTACAGGAAGTGGTAAGGATAATAGATAGGTATTTGAATTTTATGCGTAGGATTTCTGTAATGCTTACATATAGAAATTCTTTTATGACAAGAGTAGTAAACATTTTGGTAAATCTCAAACAATATCCAATGCTAAATATCCACCTATGATACCATATAATGTTACTAATAACGGTGGAGTAAAGCCATATAAAGTAAATATAGGTAACATAACTTACAGCAATTGGACTGCTACAGAATTCTTTACTAGTGATCATGTGCCAACATTTGGACCAGCTGGCCCATGCTTAATTCTTCAGGTATCTTCTGATTCTATAAATAATATACGTGGGGTTAGTGGATCAGCAGATAGCGAGTATGCATACGAATGCCCTCTTATAGTAGTTAATGCTAAGAGAGGCATAGTACCATATAGTGGTAATACTTATTCTGCTAGAACTAACTCTGTATATGTATCTATTGGAGCATATAGTAAAGAAGTAGACGAACCATTGTACGTATACGGAGGAGATACTTATATTGGATTACTTGACTATCCAGCATAGATGATATTTACAAAGAATGACATTAGTGAATGGAATGAAGCTAAGAAGTATTTCGGCGCATATATTCCATTTGAGAGTACCATCAATATGAAGCTATCTATGGGAGAAATGACTCATAGAACTTTTAATTCATCATTGAATACAGTAGATGCCTTTATGCAAATTGAACCTACACAAATGTAGGGTTTCCATGCATAGAGTAAACCATACTATTTATATAATGATGCGTACTCAGTAGTATCAGATGCTAAGTTATTCACTACTAGAGGATTATATGATGAGGCTAATATTAAGTCATATAATAGAGTATATACGTCATAGGCTAAGACTACTAATGAAAATGTAGATAGTTGGTCTATATTCAAACCAGCTGACTATATAGATGTAGATTCTAAGTATGGTTAGATTACTAATATCAAAGGTATATTTAATAAGTTATACTTCTGGTAGAATACTGCATTTGGGTAGCTATCTGTAAATGAACGCTCTCTTGTATAGGATAACAATGTTGGTCAATTAGTATTAGGTACTGGTGGAGTACTAGATAGATATGACTACATAAGTACTGCTAATGGTAGTAGTGTAGTCAATGATAGGAGTATCATTAATTCAAATAGTAATGTTTATTGGTACGATTAGGACAATAATGAGATAGTCAAATTTGGTGGACAAGGTTTGAATATTATATCTAAAGAGTGTAATGTTCAAGCTTACATGAATAATATGTATGACTAGAAGACAAAAGAAGCTAACTCTGTGTATGATAAGAAGTATGATGAAATATGGTTTAGACTATATAATAAATCATTGATATATAATGAGAGGTTGAATATATTTACATCTTTATACACATTTGACCCTGATTTTACGTTACCATTTAAAGATAAAGTTGTTACTACTAAGAATAATGATTTTTATGTCATAAATTCATTACAAATAGATGGATTTGGAGATGCTGATAAAGATGTACAATTAAAGATAGTAGTAAACAAAGATCCTCAGTATACTAAAGTATTTGACAATATAGCATTTTAGGGAGAGTTTATAGCCCCTAATAATAAGATTCTTACTTAGGATGTACTTAGAGGTGCTAAATTTGATACAAAACATTAGACATCTACTAGACAAGGCGAAGACTTAAAGTTCGATTATCGTGAAGATACTTACAGATTGCCTGTTCCAAGACAGGATGATTTTGAAGAGAATGAGAGCTTATCATTCCCTGCTAGAATGAGAGGTAAGTACATGGAATGCGAGTATAAATTTAAGTCTGCTAAAGATTATTCTTTTTAGATGCCACAGATAACAACTACTTATAGATATTCTAAGATTTAATATGAAAAAGAATATAAAGAAAAAAAAGATAAAAGTTCCAGCAGCTTAGTTTGGATTACCTTCTTCATTAAGTAATATGAATGAATTACAGTCTTCTATACTTCTAGGAACTGCTGTTAATAATCCTAATAATTTGATAGTAACTAATAATGTTACTAAAGGTAATAAGTTAGGAAACATAGCAGGAAAAATAGGTGGTATTGCTCAAGCAATACCTGGAGCTATTAATACTTTAGCTAGCCCGTTTCAACAATCTACTGTTACTACTGGTGGAGAAGCTGCAATACAATCACTTTAGGATATTGCAAGTGGAATTGGGTCTGGAGCTCAATTAGGGTCTGCAATTGGTGGACCCGTAGGTGGGGCAATTGGTGGCGTAGCTGGAGCTATCGTTGGAGCTATTGGTAAGAAAGGTAAGAAAGCGTCAATGACCTCTTTCACTGATTATGATGAAGGTACTTTAAATACCGGTCTTAGAGCTGCATTTAAAGGTAATAAAAAACTTAGAGCAGAAAGAGCTAGAATAAGAACTAATGCCTTTTAGAATAGAGAGGGTGTAGCTGGTACAGAAAGATTACTCAATGAATTCAATGAGAATAATACTGAAATAGGTACGAATACATTCCAATATGGTGGGGGAGTACCTACTTCATTAGCATATGTAGATGATGGAGAATTAATACAAACTCCTGATGGATCTGTTAGCAAAGTACCAGAACAAGGTCAACCTACTGATAGTAATTTAGTTGATTTACCAGAAGGCAGTAGAGTGTTAAGTAATACTTTAAAAGTACCCGGTACAAGTAAAACCTTCGCAGAATTAGGGGACAAGATAATGACTAAAAGAAAGAGTAAAGGAAATGATATATATGCCTAGAATGCAGATATGCTTAATGAGATGAATAATAAAATGTTGCATGATAAGTTGTTTACTATGCAAGAGAATCTGAAAGCTAAGAAAGGCATAAAGAATAAGAGTAAGAGTATTGAAACCTATTATAATGGTGGGGTATCTAGTAGGCATAATACTATAAATGTGCAGGATAATAGATATAATTTAGGGGATACCTTCAAGTATAAAGGAACTACATATAAAGTAACTGGTACTAATAAGGCAGAACCAGTTGTAGCTAGAGATACTTGGGGCATAAAAGGTGATATTACTGCTCCTTGGGATAGTTATGGTAAAACAGTGGATGCTGGTAATTTACCTGAAGTAACTGTAACTGCGAGTAAACCTAGAACTACTACTCCTAAAGTAACTACTACTGCTACTAAGCGTGCTACTAGAGCAGCAAGTAAATCTATTGCTCCAGAAATAGTTCCTGATCTTACTACTATAGATGAGGATTATCGTGCAGAAGCTACTCCAAATGATATTGCAACTAGAACTACTAGTAAACCAATAGTTGCTCCTGTAATAACCAAACCTACATATAATCCAGATTGGTTAGGTATGGCAGGAGATGTATTTGGAGGTCTAGCATCTTTAGCTCCTATAATGTCTAATTTATTCACTAGTGACCCTGAAGCTGTACCAGTTAACTATAATCCATATGCTTAGGCTATTGCTAATACTATGGCTAGACGTAAGTATAATATTGATCCAGTACTTAGGGATATTGATACTAATAGAGCCGTAGGGGATTATAGTTTGAGTCAGCAAATGACTAATACTGGTCACAATATGGCATTTAGATTACAGAATGCTATTGCTGCCAATAAGGCCAAATTGCAAGCTAGATCTGTTGAAAGTAATGAAAATAATAGATATAAAGCAGAATACGCAAATGCAATGAATGATCTTGGTAGACAATACGTTAATGCTACTAATCTTGCTTCAGACTTAAATGCGCAGAACAGAGCTACTACTCGTAATATACGTAGAGCAGGAATTAGCCAATTGAGTTCATGGGCACAGAATAGAACTCTCATGCGTAATTAGAGTAAGAGAGATAAAGCTATGCTTGAATTATATAAACCGTTCCTAGAAGCTGGTTTTACTACTGATGTAATAAATAACTGGAATAAATTTTTAAGATAATATGTAGGCAAATAGATATGATAGGGCAGCTGAAGCCCCTATATTAAACACATATGTTCCTATTAATTTCGGTGAGTTATATAGGATCGGTTCAGCTCAAAAGGCCGCTGTAGATTAGGCTGCAAAAGATTTAACGAATACAATTACTACATTTGGAGAGTTTCAATCTCCTTCTGCAGTAGATACAGAAAACTACTATAAGAACTCTATAGGTAAGTTCTCTGATTTGATTCAAGAGGCATCTACTAATCCAGATGCTATGAAGGATGCTAACTTTAGGTCTAGATTACAATAGAGAATTAATAACATAGATTACGGTTATTTAAGTAGACTTAAGTAGAGTAGAGAGGGTATGCTTGCTAGATAGAAAGCAAATCAACAATTAATGTTATCTGGTAAATATAATCCTTTGTGGCACGATGTAGACTTTACTAATTATGATACAGCACAGGATGATATATTCAATGATATATCTCCTTTAGCTTATAAATCAGAAGTAGACTTAGTTAAACCATATGTCGATAACCTGAAGGCTAGCTTCATGGGAGTGTCAAATGGTTGGATACACTCTGGAGTATCTACGGATAGAACAGATTATGAAATTCAAAAGAATCTATCAAGTATACAGAATACTCCTGAATACCGTAAGCATCTTGAAATATTACAAAGACAAGGCCTTAGTAAAGAAGATGCAGAGTATCAACTTAATAATACTCTAATCACAGCTGGTAGAGAGTTTGCATATGATTAGGCTGAACGTGATCCTTGGTGGATGGAAAGTGCTAAGTTACAGATGAAAGCTGCTGCTAATAGAAGTGCTCAAGCAATGAACAATCTTACTACTATATTACATAGAGATGCTCGTAAGACATTAATGGATAACTTTAGTGGTCTTACTCCTGATAAAGTATCTGTAGTAATGTAGAAAGGTGTAGATGCATTATCCCCTGAAGATTAGGCTATTTATGCTGCTAATACTAACCCTGCTGTAATGCAGGCTAGAATGCGTAATAGCTTTAACCAAATAGCAAGAAATCACAAGAGTCTTGTTGCTGCAGAGAACTATCTGTTAGATGTTATGTCCAGTCCACTTAGCCCTGAAGTAAGTGATGTATATGCTAAATAGGGTACTAATGGTACTAAAGCTTATGGTGGATATGAAGCTAACGATACTCGTAACTTTATTCTTGCTGAAGACTTTGCTTACGGATTAATGGGAACCACTCGTTCAAATGTTATTAATCCTGGCGGTAGAAATGCTAAGAACTTGAGTGATACTACAGTTAAAGGTATGGTAGCTCGTGATAAATTTAAACACAATTGGCAAATGGGTAATAAGTATCACGACTTTATTATCAAAGGTGATCCTAAAGTAACTACTGATGGTAACTTCTTATACCAAAGAAAATACGCTTATATTCCTATTGAGCAAATGAGTGATTTCACTCCTGAAGAAAGAGCTGCAATGGGAATGAGAAAGGTTAAATTAGGAAATACAACTACATCTACAACAGATAGATAGAGTTCTACTAGTGATGGTACTTCTAGAACTGTATCAGATAAAACAAGAGAATTTATTAGAGTTCCAATTTTAGGTTTAATACCAGATGAAGGTGAGTCAGCAATTACAAGAGATGCGGCTTGGACTCACGATAATAGACATTTAAGCAGTAAAACTACTGATACACAGAATCTCATTTCAGAGTATGAAAGAATGAATTAATATCTATTATGGATAAAATACTTAATACTAAACAAAGAGCAAGAGATTTCGAGCTCTACGATACTCCAAAGCTAGATACCTTTGGAATACAAGAATATAGTCAAGAAGCTAGATAGGCTCAGTTGCTTAATGAAGCAGCTGAGTCTGTTCATAAGCAATTAGAAGAAGCAGACTATAGCAGACCTAAGACTGACCAAGATGATAGTTCTCGGTTTAATCCTTGGACACTTATATCAGGTACTATAAATAAAGCATTGAAAGAATCTGGTATAGCTAATGCTATTGCAGATCCTTGGAGACAAGCTAATGTACAAGGTCATTAGGTTAACTTGGATAAGAAGTATAGTGAGCTATCTTCTACTGAAGGATTATGGGTTCCTCAACTAGAAAATGCTAAAGACTATTTAAATTCTAAACAAGAATTAATAGACTTAAGTAGGAATATAGAGCTTAATGGGTATAACTGGTCTGATTCACAATTAGCTGCAGCCTATACTCGTTAGAATGAATTGAGCCAAAAAATTGCTCAATTAGAACCTGCTGTTAAGGAAATGGCTAGAACTAATCCTTATCTGCAGGATATATTTTATGAAACAAGACCTCAAGAACTATTTAAGAATCGTGAGAAGTTTGGTAGTGTTAAAGATTATTTAAAATATTTAACTTATGACTACCTTAATGCAAATTACTCTGCTGACTTAAATCCCAATAATAACTTTAAACACATGTTGTCTGCTGAGGGAGTTAATACTATATTTGGTAATATAGGTAAACTCAGTCCTGAACAAATGTAGTTTATGTGGGATAGTAGAAATAAGAATGATATGAATTCTCTTTCTACACAAGTAAGTTAGTTAGATGAAGCTTTACAGGTAGCTAATGCCAGAAAGAAATCTAAAGAAGAAGATATTCAAGCTAAGATTAACACTATCAAGAAAGGTAATCTATTATTCGATCCTACTAAGATAGACCCAGAATTCAAAGCTAAATTCGAGAGAAACGAAATTAGTATCGACGATCCTATGAGTTGGTATTACGCATTGCCTCATTTAGGTAGTAGTTACTCAGAATTTGGAGCTATGATTGGTCAAATGGGAGCCAGTGCTATATTGAATGGAGTAGCTAAAGGAGCTCTCTCTGCAAGCTCTGGTGGTACTTTACCTTTGTTATATGCTATGACTGAAGCTGGAGTTAACTATGCCATAGCTTCTTATATGCGCGATAGTGAAACATCTTCAGAAGCATTCTCTGCATATCAAGAAAGAGTACTTAATGGTGCTAATGAATTAGGTATTAATATTTCTAATATTACTAATCAGACGAAGTCTAGATTGGCTTCATTAGGCTATCCTGTAGATGATATGAATGATTATGAAATATTTCAAGCATCCGTAGCACAACAGTTAAAGACTGACGATCCAAGATATAACGAAATACTTGACGAATCTAAAAAGGGTTTAGAAGTATTAAAACAGACTAACTCAGCCTTATCTATTCCTGATTATGTAGAATCTACTTTATTCTCATATGGTGGCCAATGGCTGTCTAGAGCATATGGTATGCGTAGATTACTGGGTAAGACTCCTAACATGGCTACTTCTGCTGAAATGGCTTAGTCAGTATCTAATAGAGGATTAGCTGAGGCAGGTAATTCCATACTTGATAATACCCTTACCAGAGTAGCTGATAAGATATCTAAGAACCCTATGGGTAAAGTAGCTACTAAGGATGCTTTAAGTACTATTACTAAATTAGGTAAAGCTTTAGGATTAAGTTATTTTACTGAACGTACTGAAGAAGGTGTTCAGAATTTAGTATCTAGTAGATATCAAAAAGGAGATTATGATAATGCTGAAGGATATTCTTTGTTAAGTGGTGCAGCCAATATGGCTAATCTAGGATTAGAAGCCAACTTAGCTTACTATGGAATACATCCAGATAATACTCTTAATACAGATAAGGATCTTATCAATGAAATGAAGATTGGTGGATTTACTGGTTTGTTTATGACAGGAGTATATGGAGCTAGGGATGTATATGAAGGCACTAAGCAGGTATTAACAGACAATAAACTTAGAGGTCTTACTGCTGATCATTATGCTGATGCTGAAAGAGATAACAAAATAGATCAGTTTATCTCCGCTTCTAAGTAGAATGGTAATAACTTTGGTAGAATACGTAACTCTTTACAATCATTGAAACAATATAAGCCAGAAGGTGTAACTGATGAAATGATTGATGAAGACATAGCTTTAGCTAATACTGTATCTACTTATGTCTCTAATAAAGAACTTAATGATATAGCTAATCAAATTAATGCTACTTTTGGTGATACACAATATAATTAGATTATCAAGAATGCCATTAATTTACGTGATAGATTGAATGATCAGACACAAGCTTCTGAAAATTCTACTAAGGCTATTGAAGAACTTGAATCTAAGATACGTAACGATAATACGTTAGATGATATGTTTAGGCTAATGTATAATCAATATGTAGATGAATTAGAAGGAGATGAAGCAATAGACTTTGTTCAATATAGAGAAAGTGCTATTAATAATCTTATAAATAATACTTATTTTAAAGTTCTTAATACTATTGATACGGAGCTATCTAATAGAAAGCAAGATTTAAAACGTCTAAAGTAGGACTTAAACTTAGACGTCAACATAGATGGTATATCCGGAATTCAGAAGTATATTAAGAACCTAAAGAAATAGAATAAAAGAACAGCGGAGCAACAAGAAGCATTAAACGCTATAGCTCTCCCCTATCAAGAGGAATTAGAACAAGTCCTTACTGAGAAGTTCATTAATGACGGAGCTACACAGGATCTTATTCAACACAATGCTGCATATATCGTCGGTTCATATACTGGTGATACAAGACTTTATAGACCTACTTGGGATAATATAACAGATGCTCAAAGACAATCTATACTTACTAATGCAGCTAATGAAGATGAAGCTAATGGAAGACAGCCCAGATCTGAACAGTAGGTAATCAAAGACTATAATGACAAAGTAAACAAAGAATGGGATGAAAGTGAGAACTTAGCAGATAAGCAATCACTTTATAAGCGTAGAGCTGTATCTGTTATTCAGAGAGATTTAATACGTAGAGATAGCAAAGAGTAGGTAGTAAGACAGGAAAAAGAAGAAGAGTAGGGTACTCCTGCAGAAGAACCTGTAGTTGATGAAGATACTCAAACTGTAACTACTGAGGAACCTGCTACTTTAGAACAACCTTCTCCAGCTGAGAAAACTGAATCTCCTATGGATACAATGGAAGAAAATACTCCTCCTGTTGTACCTCAGGATGAGATGAAGGAAAAAGAAGATGAGGATAGTAAAACTATTTCTTAGATTGAAACTCTTGTAAATAAATTGGAATAGGAAGCAAATCCTGAATTAGAGACATTACCTCAAGAATTACTCGATGAAGAAGAAGCTAGAGAGTATGAATTAGACGATACTTATGTTGATGATACAGAGCGTACTAAGGTATAGGAGGAAGCTGTTAATAACAATTAGGATAATGACGATAATTCTAAATTAGATATAGAGATAGTCACTAATGCTGTAGAAGAAGTAACTCCAGAAAATCCTATTAATGATTCTGCTGAAGAAGCAGCAAACGATGATTCTCAGTCTTCATTTGAAGAAGAAAAAGAAGACAAAGACGTTTCCTCTACTATAGAGGAAAAGAAACCAAAAGTACCTGAAGTACAAACACCAGAACCTTCTCCTAGCATTGAACCTACTCCTGCTCCAATATAGGAAGCATAGAAAGATAAAGTAGCTCCTCCTACTCTTGAAGAAGGTAAAGCATCTGAGGTATACATTGACCCTGCTACAGATGAAGTAAAATGGGATCCTACTATGCAATAGAATCCGGATAACTCTATTACTATAGGAGAAGAAATGCTTCAAGTACAAAATGTATTTGACGAAATGTATGATGATGGATTTACTGGTCCTGCTACGTATGCTAATGATACAGCAGATATGGACGAACGTAATCCTATTATTACTAAGAGTAAACAAAAGAGAGCTTACATAGCTAATACTTTCTTCTACTTACCTACTACTGATGAAGTAATGCCTATTACAGTAGCAGGCAAACCTGTTACATTCATTACAAAGGATGGCAAAGTAGCTGAACGTAGACCTGGCTCTGTATTAGCAGTTAACCTGGCTACTCCAGGATGGCTTAGTACGGTAGATGACGCATATTATGTGGTAACCTCAAGTACACATGATATGAGTGGTGGAGATACCGCATTGAAGAACTTAGCTATACATCTGATTATAGAAAAAGATGGTATAGTATATAATACTTCTTTAAGAGCTATTACTCAAAGTCTGAGAGATGACCTACTTAATCTTGGTATGACTCCTGAAGATGTAGATGCTCAGATTAGCCATTTGCTTGCCCTTAGAACTAAGATCATCAAACAATACGCACCGAACTATTTTACAGATGGTAGATTGCCTCTAGAGGCAGCAAAACACGTTAAACCTACTAATATGCGTATCAGCAATGGTACTCTTAATAACATAGTAGATGAAAACGGTAATCCTGTTTATAGACATTTGAATGAAGTTGACGACTTTTAGATACCTAGTGATGGTCACAAATTAACAGAAGCTATTGTTACTGGAGATGTAGAAATAGGATACGGTACTGGGCCATTTGGTTTAAATCCCTTTAGTATTGTAAAACTAGATTAGACTGACGATACTTCTGTTCAAGGTACTGGATATGCTGGTAAATTGTATTATGTTCCTAAAGTAGAAAATACTCCGTCATAGAATAGTACTTTGCCTATAATGTTAGCAGAAGAATTACATCGAATACCCAATGTAAATAATTATAGTGAAATATAGTTAAGTAAGAATGTAGATGGTACTATCAATAGAGATGAAAACGGTAAGCCTATTCCTATGAGTACCGCAGAGTTCATTTACGAACTTATGGTTAATGGATTCTTCCATAATGAAATAGATGAATTCTTACTTGGTATTCTTGCTAATAATGGGGATAAGACTATTGTATCTGGTTTAACAGATAAAGAAAAGGTTTCTCTTAACTTCTTGGTAAGAAAGTAGTTAAATGTATATGAAAATGCTCTTGGTAAAAGATTCTTTGTAAATGGAGCATTAAGAAATTATACTAATCCTAGAATGGGTTATACTACTCGTTATACTAAACTTGACGGTATTACTGACTCATAGAAGAAAAGAATCGTATATGAGATATCACAGAATATACACTGGAATACAGATAAAGATTTATTAATGTCCCGTATTCCTGAGTAGGTAGTAAATGGTATGATTAGAGTAATAACTAATCATCCTGAATTAGCATCTAATGATGATACTCAAATACGTTTCGGTAATGATGCCATTGCTTTCTCTCTTAGAGAATTAGGTTATAGTAAATAGAATGGTAAACTTGTAAAAGTTAATGAGCCTATTCTTATGGCTGCTTGGTTTATCAATCATGGCAAGATAAAGACTGACTTAGGTGATCATGCTTTTAAAGCTCCTTTTGTATATGCGGATGATGTGAAAGTAGTAGAATCATAGAAGAAGGCTTCTACTGCTACAAGATCTTCTGTTGCTTCTAATGGACAGACTATAGCTACTCAATCTCCAGTTAAGGCTACTCCTGAAAAGAAACAAGGTACTCCTAAACAACCGGTGATAGCTGAACCTGCTACACAAGAGAATCTTGATAAATATGGTCTTACTATTCCTTCTAATTAGAAATTGCTTCCTGGTCATACTTGGGGTATTATTACTAATAGACAAGGTAAGAAGATTGTATTATAGACTCCTAAAGATAAAGTAGCAGGAGTATTCTCTACAGTAAGAGGTACTAATACACTTAATGCTGAATCTGCTAGAAAATGGTTAGTAGATACACTTGGATTGGATCCAGAGAATATTATAGTGACTAATGCTATGTTTGCTACTGGTTCTAATGAAAAGGCATACGGTATTATGAGAATGGTAGTCAATGCTATTACTCAAGAAATAATGCCACAAATAGGTTTATCTTTACAATCTGGAGAAGGTGTAGAATATCATGAAGCATTTCACTATGTTAGTTTACTGTTACTGAATGAAGCTCAACGTAGAGCTGTATATCAAGAGTATGTCAACACTCATAGTGAAGCTAGAGATTATACTGAACAGTAGGTTGAAGAAGCTCTCGCAGAGGAATTTAGAAGTTATATGATTAATGAAAAGAATCCTTCTCTGCGATATAAAATCGTCAAATTTTTTAAGAATGTAAGAGACTATATTAGAGCTTTATTTGGTAAACCTAACTTCCCTAGACAGTTATTTAAAGCTATTAAACAAGGATAGTTTAAAGATTATAAAGTAGCTGATACTATAGCTGAAGAATTCTATAGAAAACATCCATATGGAGTAACATATTATATACCTGGTCTTACTGTAGAGCAGATTAATAATATGCCTAACATATTTGACTCTCAGACCTTTTATAGTGTAGCTAATTCATTGACTTCTACAGCTCTTTCAATGTATAATATTAGAACTATTGATGATGTTCATGCATTAGATATAGATGGTATGTTCGATACTATTCAGGATAGAATAGATGCAGGTTGGATTGCTGAGGAATACATACCGTTAGTAGAGGATGTCGTAAGTAATAAAGATATATTTAAGAAGAATATATTGAGTAGACTTAATCAATTAGGTATTAAAGAAGTAGATAAGCAACAGACTGAAGAAGATAATAGATTAGATACTGAAACTGGTGATAATCCTGATAACACTTGGGATAAAAATCAAGGAGATATATCTAAGAAAGATAATATTGCATTCAGAGCTAAACTGTTCTTCTATTCTGTACCTAAGTATGAATATACATTTATTAGAGATGAACAGACTGGAGTAGTTACTAGAGAAATAGCTCCAGTATTAGATGAAATATTTAGTATTCCTACTACTGAATCATTCAATATTGTATGGAATAAGATAATGGAGAATTTGTGGGATATTGATTCTTATCAAGATATTATTGATACTACAGCTAGATTAGCTGAAACAGATCCCACATTCTATGCATTGAATGAAATGTTTACATCTGAAGAGAATCCTATTGACGATAATACTAAAACTCAGCTAGAGACTACAATTAAGTCAGCTAAAATTCAGATGAATACGATTGAGGCTAAATCGGATACTCCTAATATTACATATGATATGTCAGATGAATAGAGGGATTTTGAAACAGCTGCTGCTCTTAAGAGATCTATTTGGGAAGTGTTAGACAGTGATAATCTTAGAAAGATTAGACGTTTACCATCAAGATGGTCTAAGGCATTTTTTGCATCCGCTAATGTAAAAGTGGATGATAACGGATAGAGATATCTCGATCCTAACGCTGTTAAGTATGTCAATTCACGAAGAACCAGACTTAATATATTGGCTACTAAAGCTAAGAAGTTAAAGAAAAATATGCCTGATAGTGAATTAGTACTACAGGAAATGAAAGATAATTTCATACAAATATGTAATGCTATTCAAATACCATTTGATGAATTAGCTCTTAATTATTTATTGTCTTAGATGCCAGATTCTAATATTACAGATAATGAACAATTAAACAAGTTTATTTCATTCTGGTCTTCTAAGGAAAGATAGAGCTTTAATAACGGTGTATTAGGTGATATCGTAGCTCTTGGCTTATCAGGTAAATCTTATATTAAAAAGCGTTCTGGGCAAGGTACAGCAAGAACTATTGACCGTATATTCAATTATAGCTCTAAGGATGCTCAGATTAATAAAATGGCTGTAGCATATGGTAAGGTACATCCGTCTCCACAAGAATTCAGTGTAGTAGGAGCAGATGGTGCTTTAGTATATCCTATTAGCGAAAATAATTATTTTTCAGATTAGGTACGTAATATCAATAAAGATGCTCATGGTAAAAGACAATAGATATTAGATACTCCTTATAGTAGAAGAAGTTTGATTGCAAATGCTAAAGATACTAACTTTAAGTTGCATAACTTCTTAGCACTTAATATAGGAGAATCAAGTCGTGATTACTTTGGCATTACACCTATTGAAGACTATATAGCTAAATTAACTCTTACCTTCAACAATCAGATGATACTACCTACTATGTCTGATAAAAAGACTTGGTACAGTATATCTGGTTTACAATTAGTAAGAGATACTATAACCTCTAAGTACTTTGATGAAGGTACAGCTAATTACTATGCTGTATTAGGTGAAGAGATACCCGATGATGTGTCTTTAATCATTACTGATGATAGACGATTTAGTAAAAGAACTCTCGATATCTTTATTAATTACTGGTTAGATGAATTTGATGCAGTATTCGATTACTATGTTCATAAGCCATTTGTAGAGAAGAATCCTACTCTGAGAGTTGATAATTACCACGGTAAGATTAAGAATGGTAAGATGGACGCTAGTGGTAATGGTGGTAGATTTAGATACTTTAGTAGTCTTAGAGTTGGTGACAGAATCATTAATATTAACTAGGATTTAGCTAACCTCGAAAAAAATGGTTCTAATGAAGAAGTAATGTAGTATCTTAAAGATCTTAAAGTATTATTGCTCGGTTTTGAAAGAGTTAATAGTAGTGAAGAACTGACTACAAGTGCTAATATTTATCAAGCTATGAATAATCTACTTGTAGGAGCTACTACAAGAGAGATGAACAAACTTGTAAATAGAGGTATATTGGGCTTCAAAAATGGTAGGTTTGTAAATAAACTTATTCCTTATAATATATACTCTTACTATAAAAAAGCAGCTAATAATGGTATGTATACTACGGAAGAAGGTTTATTACTTAATGAAGATATACTGTACTCTATTATTGGTTCTCATGTAGCTAATAGTGCTTTATCTATTATAGAGGTAGAGAAATGCTTTACAGGTGACCCTGCTTACTATAAATGGAAGAAGTTTAATAAGGAAGTAAGAGACGATAGTGGAGAAGTAATAGCAAGCTACGATGTTATATCTGGTCGAGATGTAGACAAGATCAAACGTCTATCTGCTGTACTTTCTACTGGTACTAATCTTAGAACTATATGGGACAATCCTGCAGAAAATGACACTTCTATTAGTGTATTGCATTTGAAGGATAATGAAATTGGTTCTGAATACTATGGAGAATTGTATAAGATATTCCGTAACTCTATATTAAGAGATTTGCTTAGTCAAAGATATCCTGCTTATACAGATGATATGTTGATAGAAGCTCTTAATACTGAAGAAAAGGAATAGAAGTTCTATGATTCTTTGGATAAAGAGCAATAGAAGTTTGTAGATAGTTATTCTAAGAATAGCGCTAATCCTTATAGTGACGGAGCTATTAATCAATCTGATGCTGCTGTATATGTACGTCCTGCTTTATACAGGCGTATTATGAAAGCACTTGGTAACTGGTCTGATGAAATAGAAGAAGCATACAAAATAATGGAAGGAGAAGACGAAAGTTGGCTTAATGATCCTGTTAAGTATGCTAAAACTACTTCAGCTCTTATCAATCCTTTGAAGATGGTTTACTTTGGTGATCATCGAGATAGTCAGCTTAATTTGAATATACCAGTATTTGATAAGATGGCAATGTTCCCTATGTTTAAAGTGTTAGCTAAAGGTGATAATAGACTTCTCTATGAGCGTATGAACAATGAGGAACTGGGAACTATCGATATGCTTACTTTTGAATCTGCTGTTAAAGTAGGTGGTAGACAAAAGTATCAAACATATTTGGATAGTATGAATAATACTTTCAATATAGAAGATCTTGGCAAACCGTCTTATGATAAGTATCACCAAGAGGGTAATCTACCAGTATTTAAGTAGGATATCAGTAACTTAAGATTGCAGCTTAATACTAGTCCTCATGAACATTTGGATCGTTCATTTGGTACTTAGGCAGTTAAGATATGCCTTGGTAACCTTATAGATAATCGTACTTATGGTAATAATAAAGGACAGTCTGTTACAGGTGCTCAAATCAAAGAAAGAGTAATGAGTGCTATTAATAGATTATCTGTAAGAGGAGCCAATGACGTATTAAAACGATTCCTTAAAGATGGTACTATTAATAATAAGGCTTTATCAGATTACTTAATAAGTCAGGCAGTTTCCTCAGGTATGTCTGATGAAGTCATTGATGGATTTAAGTTAGATGAAAACGGTGAATTCCGTATTCCTCTTGCTGCTACAAGTTCAAGAAATTGGGTTGAAAGTAGAATAATATCCTACATTAATAAACAAGTAGTAGATTTAAATACTCCAGGTGGCTCAGCTATTCAGATGTCTTCATTTGGTTTCAAAGCTACTGGTGCTCGTAAACAATCTGCAATAGGTACTGCATTTAATGATGGTAAGAAATTACGTTTCTTGAATAAAGACGGTAGTATGGATGTCATGCTTAGTACTAACTTCTTTAGACACATTGTACCAAAAGAGTATCAAGGTAGTTATGGCCAAATGAGAAGATGGTTACTTGAGAAAGGTATAATAGGTAAGGATGCTACTCCTATGGGTGTTGGTTATCGTATTCCTACTCAGGGTCTTTCTTCAACGTTTAGCTTTAAAGTAGTAGATGTGTTACCAGATAGAATAGGTGATACCATCATAGTTCCTGATGAATTTACTGCTATGACCGGTTCTGACTTCGACGTTGATAAATTGTATTTAGCTACTCTTAATTATGACGAGAATGGTAATATAATGCAGTATGAGACAGATGAAGAAGGAAACGTACTACCAGAGGACAAGCAGAGTACTAAGGCGTTGTAGAATATGATTATATAGAGTTATCAGTTAGTAGTATCAGATAGCAAGAATATGGCAGAAACTAGAGCTTCTATTGATACTCTTACTAAGTTACTTTAGAAAGATATTCTACCTCTTATACAGCCTTCTGTTAAAGAGGAAGCTTTGCCAATGTATGAACTATTGCCTTCATTTCAACTTGCTCGTAAAGAGGAATATACAGGTGGTAAAGCAGGTATCGCTCCGTTTGCACTTAATTCTACTAATCACTGTTTAACTCAATTAGTACATCTATAGATGATATATACTAAAGGTAATCCTTATGGTTTAGGAACTATAGATGCTATCAGAGGTAGAGATGGTTTTAGAATACTAGACTGGTTATCAGCAATGATTAATGCACATGTAGACGTTGCTAAAGATCCGTACATCATGGCTCTGAATGTAAATCAAGTTACTTATAACATGACTAACTTACTGTTACGTGGTGGTATGGGTAAGACTACGTTCTATTTCTTAGCACAGCCTATATTGAAAGAATTTGCTGATTCTATGATTGCTAATAAGGGTGTATATGGTGTTACTACTTAGACTGAAAATCAGGTAGTTGCTACTTTATATGACAAGTACTTTAAACAATACAAGTCATATATAGATTCTTTAGATAATAATGACCCTACTAAGTATGATCATATTAAGAAGTATAATAGTATAGCAGATGAAGTAGGTATAGATTTAATATACGACAAAACTAAATTTGTACACGATAGAAGTACTGTGTTCAATGATAGTAGTCTTATCAACGGTCTAACCACTAAAGATCCTTATACTTAGTTAATCGTTCTTAAAGCTTATAATGAGCTTAATAATGATGCTAAGAGATTAAGTGAATTGGTACATCGTTCTTAGATTGATACTAAGAAATTTGGTAATACTCTTGCTCAGTAGATGAACTTCAGAAATTCATATGAGACGTTCATATATGATAATGCAGAATACTTCGTTATTGAAGGATAGGAATTTGATGAAAAGAATCCTCAAGAAGCTCTACGTACTTATTTTGGTAAAACATTCTTAAGTACTAAGTTACATCATGGTACTTCGTTACCCCGTAAATTATTGCGTTCTTAGGCATTCCCTGCAACTTAGGTATTCCAGAATATCTTCACATCAGCAATGGGTATATTTGGTCAAAGAAAGGATATTGTATATAATAATGGACAAGAGGCAATAGCTTATAAGCATATAGGAGATAAGAAATTCGTAAACAGATTCTCTTCCTATATCGACTCTATTATTAGAGCAAGACTGTCTAGAGACTTACCCGCATTACATGCTACTGATGAAGAATTAGTAGGGATGCTATATGGCGAAGATAGTATGTGTAAAAGGTTAACTGGCATCAAGTAGTACATAATGGAGAACAAAGATAGATTCCCGTCGTTAATTGGTCAAGATGGTTACATACGTAATCAGTTACTTAATTATTTACAGGAATATCAAGCTGATGGTACAGTATAGTTAATAGACCGTATTGTATTATCTGATTCTTCATTGAGTAATGACTATGAAACTGAGAATCAATTAGTATCTGCTTTTGCTGAATTACTCGAGTCTGATGATCCTATAGTTAGAGAATTTGCTAATGACTTAGCTAAGTATGCATACTTAACTTCTTATGATGAAAGAGGTAGTAATAACTTCTTTAATCTTGTTCCTAATAAGTGGAAAGAAGAAAATGGTTATGTAAACGTTATTAAAGAAGGTTTAAAGTCATTTAAGAGTTCCTCTAATCAAGCTGCTTATGCTTCTATTGCTGAAGAGAATGATAATGCTGAAGCTTTGTATTTCCCTTCTATCAATATTACTATTGCACGTAACTTGTGGTAGGATGATAGTGTAGTTCAACCATTTGAAATAAATGCGGAAAAAGGGGATAAAGTATTACATCGTACTTCTGAAAGAGGAAGAGTAAGAACTACCTTGAAAACAGATTTATTTGCTACTTCGCGTTCTAAGAAAGAATTCATTAAAGTAGTAAATGGAGCTGGTACTTCTAAAGTAACAGAACTATATAGAAAAGTAGGTCAAGTTTCTTATATTAATGAAGAAGGTGAAACTGTAGGAAGAGGTACTAAGTATATATATCAAAGAATACCTAAATTAGGTGTTATTGATAATGGATTTAGAGTTATGGAATTCTAGAAACATAGCTTAGAACCTTCTGCATTTGAAGCAAACTCATTTAATTATAATGCATTACTGACTGAAGGTGAAATTGAAGCATTAGCATTAAAGGCTATTAAAGATCCTAAAGCTGGTTCTGGTTTTACTAAACAGTTCTTCCCTGGAGAAATAAATTCTATTAAAGCAAGAATAGAATAGGATGCAAAGGAAATAGCAGGTACAGAGGATGGAAATCCTGTTATGGATAATGTATCTAATATTGATGTTGAAGACGTAATTGTTCCAACAGAAGATGTTACTATTACTCCAGAAATGATGCAAGAAGCTACTGATTTTGTATATGGTACTATCGAAACAGAAGACTTTACTGCAATTGAGGCAATAGAAGATTTTATGCAACAAATAGAAGATGTAAGTCAATTGACTGAAGTATTTGAAGCCCAATCTGCTCCTGATATAGAAACTGTATCTGATACAGCACAGAATGAAAGTTTTGAAGATATGTCTGCATTAGCGGAATTGGGTAAGAAACGTAGAAAAGAATGTGAATAATTATGCGGTGTTTAAATTTAAAGAATAAAGAAGTTAAAGCAGCTTTTGATGAAGTAGCAAAGGTACTTAATAGTGAAGACGCTGCTTATTATGTCATATCTGAAAATAATGGTTATGCTATAGACTAGGATCCTGATGGATCTTAGTCTTAGCTATTCCAAGACCTATTATAGAAATATAATGGAGATAGAGATAAGGCTATAATTGAGAGAGCTAAAAGCTTTGATTATTTGTCAGCCGATATATAGACAAGAAACCTAAGTTTTGAAGAGTAGTTTTTATCTAGTACAGATGAAAATGCTAGATTTATAGAAGTATCTATTGATAATTTAAATAAGTATAACTTTAATACTAAGAAAGAATTAGATGATAGATTAAGAAGTATACGAAAGAATCTCGAACAAGGTCTTATATCTCGTCTTAATTCTATTGATGAAAAGGATCCAGCTAAGAGAACTGAATTAAAAGAACAAATCAAATATCAGATAAAGAATATATAGAATGGAGTTATAGAGGACATAAAAGTTATTATGGACTTTACTGACGAACTTAAGGATGATATTAGAACAGTGGCAAGAGAAGTAATAGATGCGTATAATAATCGTACTAATGCTTTATCTGACGAAAGATTAGTTTCTCTTAATAAGAACTACTTCGGATTCTACTGTAAATATGCAAATGAAGTGTATAATTCTTTAGTAGACTTATCAAGTTATAGTGATATTATAGGAACTAAAGAATATGATAAATTGATGTCAGACTTATCTATATGTAAATCTATTCTTGATGCCTGCTCTGATCATGTTAAGCGCATGTAGGTATAGAATGCCAGAGAGATTATGCTTAACAATGGTATCTAGGTAGGTTCACCTACTATATATAATTACTTAGCTGAGAATACTAAGGAGACTAATAACGATATCTCTTCTCTTACACGATGGTTTGGTGCAGGCGATAAGATTAATGATGAAGCTATCAAGACATTATTCAATATACTTCAAAATACTGAAAATACTATTAATAATAATACTTTTGTGAAAGCACACTCTTTATTAGAGAAATTAAAGGCTGCTGGTAACAATCAAAAAGTATTATTTGAAGTAGATGATGAAGGTAAAACTACAGGCTATATAGTAAGAGAAAGGAATTACGGTAAATTTCAAAGAGACTATAAAAAGTTCTTAGAGGATACAAGGAAAGAATTAGGTTTACATCCTGGAGAATTAACTTTACCAGAGAATAGAGAATTACGTATTCAGTATAATCGTAAGCGTAATGAATGGCTTTCTAAGCATTGTGAGCGTAAATATACTAAAGAGTATTATGATATGTTTAATGCTCTTAGTGATGAAGCGTCTAATGCACGTGAAAATATTATGATTAAGATCCGAGACCTTACTAGTAAGTATAAGAATATAGATGGCATAATTCAGTATGAGAAGTTTACTGAAGAAGAGTGGAATAGGTTACAAGTCTTATTCTTAGAAAAGAAACAATTGGCAAGTAAGTATGACCTTATGGGTAATGAAAAGCCAGAAGGTTCTATTGAAAGACAAATAGCTGACGAACTTACTGAACTTAATGATAAGATAGCCAAAGGTCTTAAAATGAAGACTAATCTGGAAAAGTTTGAAGCAGTACGTAAATAGAAAGAACAAGAACTTAGCGATAAAGACTATAATAAGTGGTACGAAAGAAATACTCGTACAGTATATTCTGAAGAATTCTATGACTTATTATCTAAAGTAGATAGAACTAACTATGGAGAAAAGTATGAGGAATTAAACCGTCAAAAAAGGGAAATACTTAATGCTTTCAGAGATGATAAGACTGGCGAGATTAATACTAATCTTATGTCTAATCATGTTATGAACTTAATAAATAGATTAGATGCTCGAATGAGAGTTATTCGTAAGTCTAAGAAAACAAATAAGTAGAAAGCTGGTATTAAGTTTGAAGACATAGCTAAAATAGTTCCTACTGATAGATATAGAAGAGACTATGCAGAAGCAGCTATGCTTGATTAGGAAATGCCTGGTACTCTTCAAGATTTTGAGCTTAGACATACTTATAGAGATGCACAAGGTAGAGTACATCCTAAATCCTATTATACTAAGATTGTACCTAAAGATGATAAATATATAACTGTACAACCTTCAATGAATTTCTCTGAAATATCTGAAGAATCTCCTTTCTATAATAAGAACTTTGATAGAACTAATGATGAATACTATCAGCCTAAGATGTCTTTATATGATAACAGTAAGGCTTATAAAGCTGTGATGCAGAATAAAGAGCTTAAGGAATTACGTCAAGCTATTATAGATACTATGGAAGAGTCTAATAATAAATTAGATAATTTACATAATTTAAATAAGTATAAGTTGCCATAGATATCAGGCTCTTGGTATAAATTCTTAAAGGCTCATAATTATAATCCTTTTACTGCTACTAAAGATTATTTACTTGATAGTGTATCTGTTAAGGGAGATGATTAGGGTATGCAGAAGAAGGTTAGAACCGCACCTGATGGTACTTCTTTAGCTATGGTTCCATAGTACTTTATTAAAGACTTAGATGATCCTGCTACTATTTCTGCAGATATGGTTGGTTCTGTTATTCAATACTTTAAAATGGCTGAGAACTTTAAATAGAAATCAGCTATTAAAGCTAAAGTAGAAAACATTAAAGCCTTCTTAGGTCAAAGAAAGTATACTGGTTCTAATACTGGAGTAGCAGCTGCTGTTAAGAAATTCTTCAAATAGAAAATAGAACCTAAAGATGGAGATTAGACTAACATTTATTAGTTTGCGAAGAAGTTCATAGATATGAATGTATATGATGTTAAGCTTAACTCTATTACATTCTCTATTGGAGAAAGAGAGTATAACATTACTAAGTTATTTAATAACTTACGTATTTATGGTACTCTGCGAAACTTAGGTTTGAATTTTGCTTGTGCTTTTACTGGATTCTTTACAGCTTTGCATTCACATTTAGTAAATGCAATTACTGGTAGATATTATGATTTTTCTGATGCAGCAGCGGGTTTCAAGGACTTAGTATATGATACCTTTAAGTATGGCATTAATGCTGGCAATAAGCATTATAAGAGTCCTCAGATGGCAGCTATGGATTATTTTGAAGTAGGTTCTACATTAGAAAGTTTGTCAAGAAATACAAACCGTAATAGATGGCTCAACGTATTACAGAATGAGTGGGCATTTGGAATTTATTCTATGTCTGATTATTTCATTAAAGGACAAATTCTAAATTCTGTTATGTACAACTATAAAAATGTAAACGGTGTGTTTCTATCTAAAGAGGAATATTTCAACAAATATGGTAGAACAGAAGATACTAAGGATAATTGGAAGAAATACAAATCCTTTAAAGCTTCTATCAAATTTGTTAATGGAGAATTAAAAGCCATTGACCCTAAAGACCAATATGCTGTTAATAAAGCTAAATTTACTGTAGGTAATACGGCTAAGAATCTAGCCGCATCTGCAGATGGTTAGCTTACACCTTTATAGAAAGCACAATTTACTACTAATGTATTTGGTGCTATGTGTATGATGCATAGATAGTATATACCTATCATTATGCAAGAAAGATGGACAATGTCTAAATAGTGGGACTATACTTCTTAGAGATATGTAGAAGGACTATTAAGAACTCCATTAAGAGTATTCTCTGAAATATACAAAGACAAAAAAGGTATAGATATTCTTACTACTTCTTTTAACCAACTTGTATTAAATAAAGGAATACAAGATGAGTTAACAAGAACTAATCTTAAAAAACTTAAAGTAGAATTATCTCTTATTCTTGCTATGTGGCCATTTATAGCCTATATTACAGGACAAGCCGCAGATGATGATAAGCGTAATAAATTATTAAACTTATTTGCTTATGTAATGGCAAGAACCTCTTTTGAATCAGGAGCTCCATATAAGCTTACAGATGTATATAGTACTATTAAAACTCCTACACCATTATATAGCTTAATAGATAACTTTGGTGCAATTGTATCTTATCCTATAGAACAATTCTATGGATTATTTACAGATGAAAAAGATAAAAATAAAGTAATATCTAGAGGAGCATACAAAGGAGATACTCAACTAGAAAAAGCTTTCTGGTAGTCTACTCCATTTAAGAATGTTATAGAACTTAATGATATTCCAAGTAAACGAAGATACTACGATAAACAAATCGCAGGTAATTAAAAATAAAGCCAGGCTATTACACCTGGCTTTTTTGTTGGCACTGTTCACATGCTTCACATTTTAAACAATCAAAAAAAGAATCACTTAAAAAATCTTTCCAAATAATACAAACTTTAATTAAAAATTGCTTACTTAAGAGTAAAGATCCGTTTGTATAAATATCTTTATAAATGTCTATGTATTCCTTATCAAAAAGAGTAAGTACATAGGCATATTGTTTTGTTCCATTATAAAATACCAACCGTTTATTATAATAGAATCTATTCTGAGTAATCTCAGAGATAATATACTGATCATATAATCTATTATAGACTAATCCAATACTATTGTTATTAAGTATTAGCATATCTATAAAAGTATCAGTATTAAATACATGAGGATTTAGTTCAAAAAGGGCTGCGTATAATCGTAGCCCTTTATTGTATTTACTAAAATCTATCATGCTGCTTCATCAGTTACTTCGACTTTATCTTCAATTGTAGAATTATCTACTTCTTCAACTTTATTCTCATCAACTTCATCAGCCGGATTAGTAATGACACAACTATTTATTGTCATCTCAATATCCAAGTCTTCTACTGTCTTAGCCTGTAAGTTCTTCAATTCCATCATTCTCATAATATTTACGAGTATGTTCCCAATTGTCTGAACTGATATGATATGAAATTTCTTTTAAAGTATCTGCTATAATATTTCTACGTTTGAGTAACTCCTCTTCGTTAAACATATTAAATACTCTAACTTCGTATTTTCCATTTGTTTGTATCGCAATAATATACGCTTCAAAATCATAATCATCTGGATTAAGATTTAATTCATTAAGCATATACCAAGTAATAGCACAAAGGTAAAAAGCTATTTGCCTGTAATAATCGAATTCTTCTACAGAATGTTTAAAATTATAAACATCACTAGTAGTTTTAAGGTCTATCAAAATGATTTTCTTATTAACATGATCAAACATTACTCTATCAAGTAAAGATTTACATTTTACATCATATAAATCCCAATTAATATGATACTCATTATGACAGGTGTATGTAGTTGGAACATTAAACAGCAAATTATTTGCTGCTACATGTTCTTGTAGGTTTTCCTTAATTTGCTTTAGCATAGTTAAATCAGCAAATGAAATAACCTTCTTTGTAGAACTTACTTGTAGATAAGTAATATACTGACTATAAGTTTCTACAATGTGCTTTGCTTCTGATCTCTTTATATCTACTCCTTTACTATTACTATAAGAATTATTATAGGCATCTAGTAATAGCTTCTCCTCATCTATTAAAGGATCAGTTAATTTATGAGTACTATAATACTCACATAAATCTTTCTGTTGTTTTACTTTTGGAACTTCAAAATCTAATATTTCATAGTCTTTCCAAAATTCTTCTGGTTGAAGAATATACTCATGTATCATAGTTCCTTTTTCAAGGAACTTACCTGATATACCCTCTTCATTTCCGTCTAGCATATCACGAAGATATCTAGGCCCTTTCTTAAGGAACCAACCTATTGCACTGTTACTAATGCGTGTATTATCTTCATAATATGGGATATCAATCTTCATCATTTTTTGCAAGTAAACTAATTATTATAATAAAAATAGCAAATGCAAGAAACGTTTAATTTTTTGTATTATCTTTTTCACTTAGTACAAAATCTTTAAAAGCTTTAATGTGTTCAATTTCTCTATCAAACTCTAGATACCAAATGAAGCGACGACAAGCATCATCAAAGTCTCCAGTTTCTAATTTGCTCTTTATAATATTTATCTGTTCTTCTTTATCCTCCTCTTTTTCAACTAATTTTGATTCAATAAAAGCATTAAACTTTCGCATCATTAATGCCTCGTTTACTTTCTTCTCTAGTTTACTGTAAATCTTCTGTAATAAGTTCATTTTCTTCAGTATTTAAATTAGTTTCCCAAGGTATATCGTCTTCTTCTATAACTTGTTCTTCTGTATCTATAATTACAGGTTCATAATTATTCTTATTATTATACATATCAGTTAATAATGAACAATTATAATAACCTGATTTTCTTAACTCTGGTCCTTCATGCCAATGTCCATAGAAATGAGCTATCTTATGTTTAGCTACATTTCCTAATAACTCATTGTTAAATGGGTTATCATGAGTAATTAAGATATCTATATCATTAGGTATCTTATTATAATGAGTAATTACTTCATCAGAAATATTCTCTTCACCTGTATCTGGATCTATTTCTCCTACATTTACTCCTCTATCCTCAAAAGCCCATCTACCTTTTTGAAATGATATAGGTTTAATATAAGGGCATCCATAAAACTTTATACCTTCATAAGTACATTGTTCATCTATTAATATAACTAATTTACCATTAGTTCTTACAGATAAATCTTGTTTTAACTCATTATAATAACCTTTATTATAAGCATCTTCTAAAAAAAAGTCATGATTACCAGGAGTAATAATAACTTTCTTACATGGTAATCTGTTTACCCAATTAGTAAATCTATTATACCACCAATGTCTAGATGCATCTATAGATCGTTGATTATTTAAATCAACGATATCTCCTGCAATGCATAATACATCACATTCTGGTATATCTATAAATGAACCATGTATATCACTTAAACTACATATTTTCATAGTTAAAATTTAAAGGCTAGTATTTCTACTAGCCTTATTTGTTAATTACGCAGCTGTTTTAAGGTTAACTATAAAACGTTCAGTTTCATCTTCATAATCATCGTCATCCCACATATCGTCATCGTCATTGTCGTCATTATCATCTTCGTAATCCTCATTAGAATCATATTCTACAATTTCTTCTTCTTTTGTAGTAATATTTAAATCCTTTAGAAGATCAGCATTAGATATTTCAGGGAACATTAACTTTTCATCAATAAATGATAAGATATTATCAATAGATAATAAGTTAAAGTTACTTACAATAAATTTATAAATAGAATCAATACTATTTTCTTCTATACCTTTATCCTTCAAAATCTCTTTAAGGAAACGAGCATTATCGTTAGGTTCAAAATGACGACTATAACGAACACGAGAACAACGATCTTTTAGATAGCAGTTAACTCTTTCTTCATTATTACATGTGAAAAGAACTAACTTCTTTGCATTTGTCTGCACACCGTCTAACCATCCTAATAAATTTTCTGTATCCCAATGCTTATCTACTTCATCAAAAATTACTACTACCGGAGTAGAAAATTTACGAAAGAAGTCATTAATCATATGTGTAGGGAAATCTTCATCTACTACAAATATAGGAAGATTAGACTTTTCTGCAATGACTTTAGCCATAACAGTTTTGCCAGTGCCTTTGATACCACTAAGCATTACACCAGTAGATAGTTTACTAGTATTATTAAAGTAATTAATTACACGTTTTACAAAGATTTCGTCATCTTTAGTCGTGTAAACTTTTTTAGGTAGGCTAAGTGATCCATCTTCTTCAAGGAATACTCCTACTCCAAATCTATCAAACTTCAAGTTGTATACTTTACCGTTTACTAAATCACAATCCAAACCATTAGGTTTTGTTACTATCTTGTTGCCTACTTTAATAAATTCTGACATAATCTGTTATTTTTTAGTTTTTAATTCATTGATCATTTGATCAACTTGTTTTTGGTTTCTTACTAAGTATAGCTTATACTTAGCATTACTCTTCATAAGAGTATATTTAAAGATTTTCCAACGCAAAGGAAATGAATCACCCATTAAGCCTTTACATTCTATTATAAAGTCTTCTCCAATAAAGTCTGGTAAGTACGTCATAGCTCTTACCTTTTCTCCATTATATTCAAATTTAGGTATTAATTCAAAGTGGATTGCTTCATATTGCGCTGGTATATTAGCTTCTTTAAGTTTTTTATATGTATATGTTTCAAGTTTACTTCTAAACTTAATTCCATCATATACATTAGGAGTTGCATTCTTTACTTTCCCCTAATTCTTTTTCTTCTTTGGTATTTTGCTTTTTAATTTCGCCATATAACCATTCTTTTATTTCTTCAAAACTATTTGCTTTAATAGCATCAGATATATCTTTAGCTTTGAATTTCTTATGTACTAAAAGCCCTTCTAAGCCTGTTTTAAGGCTCATTTTGCGAAGATATTTTACACCTGCATTATCTCTATCAAACAGAATGATAATGCGCTTAAAACGCTTCTTAAGGCCTTCTAATATATCATTAGGTATAAATGTACTCTCCGATGAAGGAGATATAGCTGGTATTCCCATTTCATAGAGGCACATTACATCTTTCATACTTTTAGTTATAATCAAAGTATCACCTTTACTTGGTAATTGAGCATATCCTTGTATGTCATACTCAGTAAGGTTATTCCTCCATTTAGTATATTTATCAGCAAAAGGTCTATATATTTTAAAGTTATTATATACTTTATAAGCATACATTGGATTATCTTCTTTATATATTCCTTTAACTATTCCATTACATAAGTAATACTTAATACTATTCACATTAAATTTCTTTAATGTCTTTTCGGAGATATTAAACTGAGACCAATAATTGATATCAGTAGGAGTAAATTTCTGTCTTACTATACCAATTACAGTCTCAGATGAAGGTATATATTGCTTAGAGCTATCGAGTTTAGTGTCTGTAGTAATATTAAGCTGTTTAACAATATCTTTTAGTATATCATTATAATTTGTTAAACCTGTATACAATGATACAAATTTAACTATATTACCACATTCACCTGTTCCATGGTCCTTGAATAGTAACTGTTTAGTTCTCTTGCTATAATAGATTCCAAAAGAAGGATTCTTATCCTTACGAAATGGACTATTATATATAGCACCAACCTTAAACTGTCCAAGGTAGTGAGCATATATATCATACTCACTTACTTTAGATAATATATAATCTAAAGTAATATCAGTAGGGATTTTAACCCTTCTTTTGTCATACATATTGTTGTATAATTAATTGTGGGAGAGGATGGATTCGAACCACACCACACGCTACCTCCTAGAGGCCTGTACTACTCCATTACAGTTAACGCATCCCCCGTATATCCTATGTACTCTCACTACTATAGGATAATATTTGTTATTATTTGTAAATCTTTTTATGTACTAATTCTCATTTCCTTATTTTTTAGTTAGTAAATGTTAGCTAGTCCCCGAATTATACTTTTTCAGTCTGTGTTCGCACAATAATTATAAAGGAATATCGTCAATAGTCTTTCTAAAATAGAATCCGTGTATTACCTAGATAATTTTTATAAAAATAGAAAGCAAATAAATCTTTAACAAATTAAAGCTAATTTCTTTCAAACCGTAAAGTAAACTATCGTATCATAGGACTCACACCTATCTTTGTACACCACTATGCGGGATTAAGGCATAGCTGCTCTTTATGGCATAACGTCTCCTAGTCTACTTTAAATAATTCTCGTATTTTCTTAATCTTAATATTAGCTGAGTCTTTATTAAGACACTCCCCATGATTGATCACAATGTTTTCTTTAGTCTGTTTTATATTTAATGGAACAGCTCTTCCCATTCCCCAACCATTTTTATATCTACCCTTCTGATGAGCAAACATATAATAGCGAAAAAACCAAGGACTAATGCCATTAAGTATTAATCCTCTATTTAACGAATCTTCGTGTCGTTTAAGACATACATATACCTCATATCTTACATTAGATTCTCCTTTATAAGTACCACTACTATCTAAAATAGAATCACATGAGTATACTGCTACTCTATAACCTAAATTCTCAAGTAAATCAACAATTTGCATTGCTGTGTATGCTTTATTAAGCATTTCTTCAGAACCTATATTACAATTTTCAGATATGACAACATATACATTTATTAAACGTCCACTTCCAACTCCATGAGTTTTAATTCGTTTTTTCATAGCTGGAAAACCTTCCATTAGACGATCATAGTTCATATCATCACCATCTAATTCATCCCATTTGTAATCTCTTTTAGATCTTCCGAGACTTAAATTAAGATTAAGTTTTTCTAATCTATCTAAGCCTTCCTTATAGCCATATTGATTCTTCTTAATATTAGCTATATCCATACCTCTAAAAGATTCCTCTTCCCTTATTAAATGTTGTAACGTATCTTGTACATTACCTTCAGGAGTAGGATTAAGAGCATCTTGATAAAACTTAGTAATACTATCGTATGTATAAGTTAAATTTATCATATTACACAGTAGTTGTTTTAAGTTTTTGCGCTTTGTCTGTTAACCTTTGTTCTTTGTCTGTTAACCAACGAGTTAGTTGTTCTTTCTCGTTGTCTGTCCAATTAATAATTAGACGCCATTTCCAATCTAAGAAGTGACTATATTTTAGTCTATGCCCTGCTTGCACCATGCGAGTAGAACATACTTTTCGTATGCCTTGTTCTTGTACAAATTCTCTAAGAGCATAGACATAATTAACAACTTCAGTGTCATATTTACTCTCATACTTAGCAGAATACGTAACCTCTACAATACCGCCTATAAATCGGTCTATAGTTGACGCATCTAACTGGTTATTTGCTACATATTGACGATCGCAACCGAAACCAAAAGTATTACTAGTAGCAATAATAATACATTCCGGATGCCGATGAACTAAGCCTGTGGTTGTCTCAATTTCATCATTAGCTAACGCTGCATTTAGAATCTGCGCCACAGCAGGATCTAAAGCTGTTATCTCGTCAATCAATATAATAGATGGTTTAGCGTAAAATTCTCCAAATCGAGTACTTTCACGCGTCGGATACTTATAACCAATAAACTCAGTAGCCGAAGTCCCAATACCGCAACTAATACATAAGTATGGCAAATCCATGTCTGTTGCAACATTTCTTGCCATTGTACTTTTACCGCATCCTGCAGGACCAACCATCCATATATTCTTTATACCAGAATCTATAGTTTTACGTAACTTATCTTCTGGCTCAAGGTCAGTAAATTTAAATCCTAATTTCTTACTGTCCTCTAGATACTTTAGTCTTTCTGCTTCTATTTGTTCTTTTTCATACTTATCAAGTAATTCATTTATCTCTGCTTCTTTTTGTTTGAGAGATATACAATGAACTATCTTAATAGCAGTTAAAGATGTCTTGTACTCGTTACCAAGATAATCGATAAATACAAATTTACCAAACGAGTCTTTTAACTGGTAAATATCTTTTCTCTGATTTAATCGTTTCTTCTTTCCATTTTCTTTAATAGTAGTAGAAATAGCTGCATAAACAATGTCTCCTTCTTTTAACTCATCACGCTTAATATTATGTCCATCTTTAATATTAATGTTTTGAATTGTATAGTTAGAGTCTATTATGTCTGCTTCTTTACCTACTTTTTTAAGGAAAGTTTTATTAATAAATTTTGATAAACGCATTATAAATTGATTTTAGTTATACAAAATAAAAACGAGGATTATACACTTTATAGTATATAACCCTCGTATCGCTATATTTACCTAGCGTAGGTAGCTATTTCATTTATAGAATTTATCAGAACGGCAAACCGTAAGGATTTGCTTCTGTAGTATTAGTAACTGCAGCTTCCATAGTAGGAGTTATACTGCTCATAGTTGAACCAATACTTGCTACAGGTGTCTCAACATCTGCAACAATAGGCTTAGCAAAGTTATCAATACGTAATTCAGTAATAGCTGAAGTCTGTCCTTCAGGTAATACCATAGGTTCTACAAATGTATATTTTGCATATGACGGAAGAGTAGTATACCCTTTATCGTTATATACAACTTTGACTCTTAGAAGTTTAGACTTATCTGCATTATTCAAATAATCTACTACTTCTTTAGAGAATTCTTCAAATTTAGTACCGTTAAATACAAGTTGTTCATCCTTATAGAAACAAAGCAACAACTGCATAATACGAGAAAATTGATTATCTTCTTTCTTCTGCACTGCTTCATCACTGAGTTCATCATTCTTATTATCAGGTTTCCACTCAGTTTGTACTAATGTTGCTCCGTCTTTCTCAAATGTTACCTCAAAGAATTTTCTACCTGTAGGAGATTCTGCTACACGTGCACTCTTAAGTGCTACATTTTCTTGAATACCTGCAGGGATAAACTTAACGTCATTCTTTGTTACTTGTTGCGCTCTTTCTTTACTATACATATCTTATTTCCTTTTTTTATTCTGGTAAATAGATTCTATCCCAATGGGTAGTAATCTTGTTATTTTCATCACTTTCTGCTATTACTATCTTTTTTCCTCTAATATGAGGGGCTCTTGCTTCTCGTATAGAGTTATCTCCTCCTTCAAATGAAACTATTGTTTCATTCTTTTTACGATACACATAACCTACAGCATCAGCTTCACCACATACTATGTCTCCTAACTTACCTACAAGATCTAGAGCCATTTCTGTTAGTTCTTCTCCCTCTTTGTTAATCATCTTATCTTTAGTATGTCCTACTAAGATAAAATTATCACAAAGCTCTTTAAACATATCTATGACCTTACGTACAGCTTGTCTAAGATATAGATAACCACTACCATTTGGTAATGTTCTAATGTCTTCTCCTTTATATGTCTTACCCATAGGAGTCTGACGATAAAGTGTAGCTGCATAGCCTAGACACATTTCCTCTAATCGAGTAGCATTATCTATAGCTATGTATTTATAAGGCTTTTGACCTGTTTGAGAAATCTTCTGCCTAATTTGATTAGCTATCTCAGCTAAATCATTAATATTACGTGCTTGAATAGAAAGTGCCTCTAAGAATTCAGAGCCACCTTCTAAGTCTATAATTAGACAACCATCAAGCATAGATAGTAATGTAGTTTTACCAGACTTAGGTTTGCCAAAGAATATTAAAAATCTTGGATTCTGTACTCTTGGCTTATTTTTTTCTGTTGGTAGTACTAACATGTTAAAATAGGTTTTTACCTATTTTACTTTTATGATATGATAGTATATGACAAAATTTGGAAATATATGATAAATAAAGTAAAATTAGATATTTAGAGTTGCATTAATTTCAGTGCTATTATTAATCATAATAATAATATTATTGATAATTGTCCGATCTTCTTCAGGCATACCAATAATATAATTACGATTGTATTTCGGGATAAGCTTATAGCCTACCTGGATGAAATTTCCGTATTCCTTAACCGGAGTACCATCCGGCAAACGAAAATCATAAAGCGGTTTATGACAACTACGACGCATTTTTGCATAGTCATCAAGTTTCTTCATTGCAAGATCAAACTGAGTTGCAAGATTGTAATTGTCTACCTTATACGGGCAATAAGTACATTTAAAATACTTAGCTACGTCACAAGGAGAATAGATATCTGCACCGAAACGAATCTTATCGTTCGGTCCAATATATTGGTAACTAAAGGGAGTCTCTTCTGTGTCGATACCATCAATCAACAATTCTGGATAAGCTAAAGCTAAACGCTTTAACAGATAGTTCTTATACATACCTTTTTTATCACACTTTTTATTCGGAAGAGTTACTGTAAAATATTTTCCCATAATTTCAGCCTATTTTATTGTTAAATACTACTTTCTGCTCTGATGTAGTACTTTCAGTCTCTATTAAATTGCCGTATTTTAACTCGTTGTTAAATTCTAATATACAAGGTTCTCCATCTCTTACTTTAAGAAAGTGAAGATATACTTTGTCTTTTACAGGTAAGCGCTTAACACCGTATATAGCTAAATTTAATAGTTCTGGGCGATGAATTGCTATTACAAAGTCACTCGCTTGGAATATTGCATCAGATGCAGCCAAGTCACTCCTCATTGGAAAATGACTTGAAGGATTATTTATCCTATCAGGAGCTTCAATATTTCGATTCATCTGTGAAAGTTGTATAATACTCGTATTAGATAATTTCTTTTTACGAATAAACATTTTCTGTAAATCTATTATTACCGCTCTTTCTCCACCATCTCCATTAACAAGTAATACATGGTCTAATACTACTATTAGCCAAGTATCCTTATCAATACTATCGTGGAATTCATCAATTGCTTGTTCTATTTGTTCGACACTTAGAGGAGTATCAACAAAGTATATTGGATACTTTTTTAATACTTCAGCTTCCGATAAAGCTTTCTCGAATGTTTCATCCTCTAAAGTCTCTTTACCGCTGTATAATTCAGATACAGTTTTTCTCACTCTATTACTAATAGCTCTACCTACATTTCGATAGCCTACCATTTCAAATGAGAAATAAAGAACTTTGATTTTCTGATTAGGATTAAGATCAATTAAATCAAATATTAGCGTATTTGCAAATGAAGATTTACCTGAACCAGATATACCTGCAATAGTAAAGATCATATTAGGTTCAATTCCACCAGTAGCGAAATTAAACTTCTTCCATCCTGTCTTCAAGGACGTTATTTTCTTCTCTTTTCTATCTTTAATATACTGAACAGATTCATCCACTACTGAAGATATGGGTTTAAATTGTATTTTCTCCATAACCACAATATTCAGTTGTTTCAATGTTCATTTGTTCCTCGTAACATTCCCACTCATGTTGAGTGAGCCATTTCCACATAGTTTTCATATAACCTATTTTGCCTGTTTGCATTTTATTATCAATTTCGTACCTCAGACAAGCCATGATATGTTCATGCATTGCTTTGGATTTACCTATGATACGGTTATATTCTTTTCTACATTTGTTTACATTTGCCCTTAAAAAACCTTTAGTTCCATCAGGTCTTATAACATAAACTGGAAATACTTCATAGAACTCGTCAAACATACTTTCTCTATCTTTCTTGATAGTTTCAAGTAGTTCTTCAGAAGGACTATAAATTTTATTGTTGTCAGAAGTAGTTACTACAACAATGTTACGATTAATTAACTCTTGTATCTCTTCTTCATTAACTCGGCTGAGAAGTTCATGAATGTCTTGACTATTTATTTGATTATCATTCAATACAAGAGAAATAAATACTAGTTGATTTATTGATAAATTAAATTTATTTAATAGAGATGTATCTAGTTCTAGTATCATAAGCATTAAAGTTTATGACAATTATAGAATTTGATACAATATGTTAGATTCTGTTAAAACAGTTCTAATTGTCTTGGTTGTAATTCCTCAATTATCTTAAGAGCTTCCTTAAGATAATATCGGTAATTAATTTTGCGTTCTTCAATTGGCTTATTGTCAAACTTATTTAGAAGAGTAACCCCAGAAGCAGTGAGCATATTCTGATACTGTCTTGCAGAAGCCTTATATTTATGTTCTCCTACGTATGGCTCAGTATATGTTATAATTTCACCTTCTTTATGACCAGTATCTTTCCATTTCCACAAGTATCCACCATTAGTAGATGCGTAGAAACGGTTAGTTCTTTGTTGTTCTTCATTCATATATTCAACATGCCATTGTTTACCAGTTTTTTCAGACATTAGGAATTTACGTATATCTTCACATTCTTTAATCGTCTGTTCAACTGGTATTCCATCTACAAAGTATTTAATTATAGCTTCGGGTATTATCTTTGCAGATAATCCTTTTCCTAACAATACTTTAGTAATAAACATACCTTTCGTTTTAATTAGATCAGGATTCTTAGTTTCCTTATATCCTTCCCTAACTGCAATATAATCATTAATTGCATATTGGTACATAGCTTCAAAACGCTCTTCTTCAAGAGTAAGTTTTGTAAGTTGTTCCCAATTTCTACAAATAGTGTTAACTTGTTGATAGCTATCTTTCTTAAGTAATACAAATAAACCATCTGTATTAGCTTGGACGATTCGGCATCCTACTTGTGTTAATTTCTCTGCTAACATAAGTAATAGTAGCTGACCATTTATCCTGATTTTCATTACTGCTTCAGGACTATAACAAAAATTATGTTCATTTTGTAGATTACCTGATAAACCATTTAACGCTAACTTTAATGTCTCATTCTTCACTTTATCTCCATTATGTTTTGCTTCTATTCTCTCTTCTTTAATCTGAGAATATACTTCTAAGAACTCTGGACCTAAATGTTTAGGATAGAATCCATATTCAATTAACATACTTGGGTATAGTGATGCGACATCGATGTCTATAAGCATCTCATTTTCTTTAGGAATAATTATTTCTGGATCATTCTTAGAATGAATTCCTCCTACTCCTACAGTATAGCGTAATCCTTCAAATACAAAGTTGTTCTCATATCCTTTCCTACCAGGAGATACTATTTGACTTTTCATATCATTTAGTACTTTCTGTAATATAGGACTATCATATTTAATAAATGGTAGTATTACATCCTTTAAAGGAATATAATCCATTGGAGATCTTAATCCTTCAATATCCCACCAAGACAAACCTGTCTTTTCTAGATACTTCTGAGTTAAAATCTTCATTCCAATATTTACACCATCTTTACTGAGAACTCTTACTCCATATTCGTCTTCAATAGCTATACGTAAATCAATATCTTTTTTACACCTATTTAAAAGCTCTGTAGTAGACTCAATATCATTTATATTATAGTCTATCATACTATCAAAATCTTCTAATGGAAGAGGTTTATCCCAATCACATACAAATTCTTGTACATTAGGATATTGCATAGTTACTTGGATTTCCTTCAAGCCTACTCTAAGTTTACTAGAGTATAACATAGTAAGTAAATCAAAAGTATCAAACCATATCTGATACTTCCAATGTTTCCAAGCATCTATATTATCTTCTGTGGAAGTAGTAATAGTTTTACTTAGATTAAATATAGAACTACATATAGTAGCTACATTATATTTCATTAATCTATCTTCATACTCTATAATATAATTTATTATAGGATTATCATAATGTAGATTATTATATCCACAAAAGATAACATCTGAATCTATTACTAATTCTGTTCCGTAGAAGTCTCCCCATTTTATATAGGAAGATACTTGTTTAAAGAATTTAACTAACTCTCTTAGTTGATTCTTTCTTTCAGAGATTTCAAATTTGTATATTTCTCCTGTTTCTGTATTTTTAACAGAACAGTGAAAGATATTTTGAAATACTTCGATATCGAATACAAATACCGTTTTTCCACGTATTTGCATAAAATTAAAGTTTAGTTTGTTTCTGTAGTCAGATTCGAACTGACACTCACATAGACTTACATATTGCTACGGCTCTACCTCTTTTTAAGCTATACAGAAGACCACCCCTGGAATCTCACCAGATTGGCTAAAAAACTGAGTTACATTACTTTTAAGTAAGAGGTTTTACTCAGCATCATAATTTTGTAATTCTAATAGAAATAAATCTATTCTAGAATCTTCATAGAAGCAATCATACTTAGTATTCTTAAGTTTAGTAACTGCTTTAGGGAACTTTTCCTGAGCTACAATGAAGACTGCTTGTCCTTCTCTTATCTCAGTGTTTACTTTAATTAATTTAGCTGATTCCTTTTTAATAGAAATAGCATCTAAAGAACTTATTTTCATATTATGCTGCATTAAGTTGTTGTTCCTTATCTCTAAATAAGCAATAACGATAATTACCGCCATGATACTTATTTGCATATTCTGATGCTTCCCAAATCTCAATACTGAAGAAGTCCTTCATAGACTTACTAAATATAGGTAACATTTCGAGAGCATCTCTTCTAAGCTCATCTAAGCTCTTTCTAGAAGGATTACAGCTAAAATCATAAGGAAGACCTTTACTATCCTCTCTGCGTATTATAAGTATATTAGGACAATTTTCTCGTCTAATTCTAGCAGTAGCTAACTTTCTTGCTCTAGTATTACATATAATAGAATCTATTTTACTATTATGTGCTGCAATCTGAGCTTGTTGCTTAGCAATCTTATTCTCCTTACTATAAGTAAGATTAATAAGTTTGTTGTGATACTCACTAAATGGAGCATTATTAAAACGTTCTTCTTTCTGTTCCTTTGTTAGACTATAGTCTTTAATATGAGGTTTACTTAACGTAATCTCTTTTAAAGTAGGATGATGATATGTAGTTATACTACGTATTTTACCACTTTTATCTTTATAAGTTATAGTCTTAGCAATCTTAATAGATTGATTAGCTTCTTTTGCTGACTTACCAGACTCTGTCCAGTAATTAATATATTTATTGTTTTTCTGTTGATCAGTCTTATTCATAATTTAATAGTTTTATAAAAGAGCAAGTAAATACTTACCTGCTCTTTTGATTTAATAAATTTAATATTATGGATTTTGTTACATATTAAGCGACAACTAAGTATAAAGGTGCTGTGTCATCGCTTAAGTCTGTATTATCATTAAAGTCTGCAATAGCTTTACGCAGTTCATTCAATGTAATCAAACACTCACTTTGTTTATTACGGAAGTAATTACGAGTAATCTCTTCTGTAATACCTAGATTTCGTTTACCTTTCTTAGCTTTAAGAATAGGATTGATAGTATGCTTTTTCATCATCTCGTCAAGCTTTACATAATACTCATTTAAAGCAGATAGCTTATAAATGTTAATAATGTTTGCGTCTTTAGGAAGATCTTTAAGTTTCATTCCCATATTTGCACACTGAATACGAAGCTTAATAAGTATAAGCTGATCGTACAATGCTTTAATGCGTACTAATAAACTCTTAAGATCGTAGTTACGAGAAATTCCTTTCTTAATTACATTCTCTGTAGCAATAATCTTCCAATATCGAGAGATTTCACTTGTAATACTATCACGTTTTGTAATGAGTGTGTTTGGTTTAATATCTGTTGTAATTGATTTCGTCATATATAATTGATTTTAATTGTTAATAATTTGATCAATTGTATATTAGAAAATCGCTTACCTGTAGCGCCTCTAGTTCTATCGAAAGAATAGCCTTTATTATTTTAGGCTTGCCTTATTAACTTTACAGTCATCATCTAGAGGCATATGTAGCACGAGCGGGAATCGAACCCGCACAGGCTAATGCCTAACAGAGTTTAAGTCTGTCTTGTCTACCAATTCCAACATCATGCCATAAAACCAAGATACCTGACCCATCGTCTTAGGCTCTTGCGGTTTTATATAAACATTATCATTTCTTCTTTCTTTTATACTTATAAAGAAGTATTTACATCTAACTTCTTTACTTGTATAAAATACTTAATTACTCTTCTAATGAGTTTATTCAATCTTAAGTATGAATAAGCGTCCATCTGCTAATACTTATTCATGAATGATATTTAGTCGTTTTCGACTATAGAAATACCTACTGGTAAAGATCCTCCACCTAGATCAAGATAACCTATTGTATTTCCAATTCTTCGACCACGCACATTCTTTTTCTGCTGTTGTTGTGTGTCTTCGTCTATCAGCTTAATTTTGTCTATTACATAATCACCTTCTGTTACACCTAGAAAGGCATATAATGCAAATCGATCAATAACAGATTCATAGTCATGTTTTTTATAAGCATCTTCAATGATATTCTTAGTTAGAATATTACTAAGATACTCGTTTGGTGGTAGATACTTACTATATGCAGCAAGCATCATTGTACTTAACTCTCTGAATTCATATCGTTTCTCATCTTTGAAAAGCCAATTCCAGAATCCTTTCTTAGTTCTGCCGAAAGTCACTGACCCATCGTCATGGACTTTGATATAGGCAGGGACCTCTCCATTAAGTAGTATCTCACTACTAATACGATGATCCTTAAGTAAGAGTTCAAGTAACAGTTTTTTAGAGTTAGAAAGAATCTTCATTCTTTATTATTTTTTATTTTTTCAACGGAGTACCAATTTCGTCATAGTACTTGTCACAGTTTGTAGTCTGCAAGTTATTCAAATCCTGCAACATCTTAGAGAGATTCAGCATCTCTTCTGCAATCTGATTAGCCTTCTCCATCTCAAAGCCATTCAGACGATTTACCTGTTCAACAAGTGCAAGATAGTCAGTGAAGAAGATAGGTTCCCGACCAGCAATACTAGTTTTACTGTTGAACTCAACAGCCTGACGAATAGTATCCGTAGTTACTTCGTTGAATTTAGCCGGTCCAATCTTGAACTGCAATGACGGATCATTGTTCAATTCGATTACTGGAGTAACTCCATCCGGAAGGCAGACAATCTGACTACCAAAGATTTCAATTTCTTCAATGATATACTTCATGATAGGCCGTACAAGCCGTAACTCGTTCTTCCGGACCTTATCATTAAACTCAAGATCAGCTGGCTCTACCTTTACAGTAAGCAGTTTACGACCCATAAGGTTCCAAGTCTCAATTTCTGCTCTATACGGAGCGATCAAAGCTGTGTCAAATGAAGGTTTATTCATAATTTATATCTCCTATGTGATTTTAAGATTGATGTCTTAGCGAGATATTCAATCTATTGTTAATACTAAAATAATAAAAATTCACGTATTACTCATATTCTGCTAATTCTGCTTATTTATTATAAGTCCGCTTTAGTAAAGCTATGAAAAGAATTAATTAATCTCAATAATGTATTCAGTAATACGACGATTGTTAATGTCTGATAAAATTTGTAAATTACGATAAAATGTGTATAAGTATAATAGAACTCGCTTACTAGAACGTAGTGCTATTGCTCTACTCAGCATTCCCCGTAGGACTTTACTCATAAGACGTATGAGTCAACTGTTCTTCTGTTTATCTACTTCTACTTAAAACTTTATAAATATGTCATTGTATGAAATAATCTGTTAATTATTCCTTAGGCTTCGAGATTGTACTTAAAGGGGACTCGTAACCTTACCGTTTCCCTGTTTTTTGCCGTACCTTACAACGCGATTTGATGCAAAGATGTAAAGAGCTCCATCATCAATGAAATGGTATCATCTACGGGCATTTAGGCTTACAACATTCTAAGCGAATGAGGGTCGTTTCTGTTGAGAAACGTTACTAAAACACTAATACAAAAGCCGTCTAATTTTTCAAGACGCCCACTTTTGGACAGATTCACTTCCGACATTGCGATAAATCTCGGGTTACTACTTCATCTTATGGTATTTCCAACCATTCAACCAGTACCCTAATGAGAGGTACTAAAATTAGTCTCAGCGATCTCCTTGGCTAATATGTTGCGCATATTAGTTTACAGAATTTCATGTAGCAAGATTCTTCGATAGCGGGGTGGCTTGTAAGTTTGTCAAACCTACTGCCATTGAACTTCCCAATTGTTTTAAAGTTAAACATGTTTACATTCACCTTATTTGTTATAGCTGTTCGTTTCAGCGTAGGCACTTATACCGAATAGATTTATTGTCTTATATTCTCCATATACAGACTACTATAGTATAGCAATACACAGATTTAATTCCAATCTGCTTCGTGTCGGCCTCTAGGATGCGCGTAGGATCCTGCTCTATGCTGGAGTGCATAGCTCCTAACCTAATTATTTATAGCAAACCTTGGTACTAAAGTAACCTTACTTCTACTTTGTAAGTTTTATTAGTGGACTTACTCCACTTCCTTTCCTTTCGTGTAGATATACTTATATTGTTCATATATCTACCTACCAATAGTCTTATTGCGGACTTCAGGCGCTAGTTAGTTTATATCCTAGTGCAAAGCACTTTAGGTTTATAGTGACATTACTAACAAGTCACTTCTCTTATATATAACCTTAATCTCATTCTGCTTCAGTAAAACAGTATAGTAATTGCAACTATATTATGAAATATCTCAGGCTGTAAGACACGCAATTTACTTTCCATAGAGACTAAGTCTCAAACAGCTAACTCTAACGTTCACTGTATTGCGTATAGGTTTTGCACCTAATCCAGTTAATCTGTCACATAGCTTCTATACAAGTGAAGTTCTATGCGGATCATAGCTACTCAGCCATGTCCTGTCTCAATTTCTGCTAGTTATATATAAGCGCTGCTCCTTCATATATCTTATATCTAAGTTATAGTTTTGCTATCAACCTAACCTATTCCCAGTTGAATTATACTTTCTATACAACAGAAGTATTTAGATATAAAATAGAACACTAAGCCAATATTCTTTGGCTGACGGATTGTTTACCGCCCCGCACAGGGGAGTTTTGGAGACTACCCTAGAATGCTAGTCGATTCAGATTTAAATGACAACGTACGGCACGTGTTTACATTCCTTCGTGATTTCGCTTTTGAATTAGCCAACGAATGTATAAAGAGGTTAACGATACCCCTTGCCTTGTTTAGATGCGATAGCTGCTCCTTCCACATCTGCGTCTTTTAGGTCTCCAATACGGTTCTCACCTTGTGGGTTTCGCACGCTCTCCCACTTTCTTATTGCTTCTTCAGTTACTGGATAATTTGTAACACAATAAGTTATCATACTATAGTATAAATAGATAGTGTTTGCTATTATTAGTACATTTCAGTATCCTGTATTATCCACGTTACATAACTTAGTCAGGTTTAAGTAACGAATTTGTAGTTTATAGCCTTTATATACCGTTTTACTACTCTAGTTACGGTCTGCGTTTATCTTTGGCAGTTTTAATGGCATTAATTTGCTCATCAGTTTTGTACTAAATACAATGTCTGGTTCGTAAATTACCTCCTTTATTACTCGTTCTTTGTACTCTGGGCGTGTTTCAACGTCCCTTATAATTGTCACAGTTGTATTATCAACGTTACCGTTAAGTGATACAGTCTCATCTTTAAGATTTACAGAAACTGACTTATTCAAACCTAGTACGTCTACTGGCATTTTAGGTACGTCTACCCAACGAATTCTAGTCTCTTCTGCTCCTATTGTTTGAGACGGAGAATTAGGATCAAATCCAATAAATCCCCCTAATAACACTACAAACAGTGTTATTATTAAATTTAACCGTTTCATATTGATTACTCTTCGGAGTAAGCACTCTTGTCTACATAACTAGAGAGCCGCATGATTGGCTTCACATAGTATTTAGCAATTTCCTCCATCTTGTCTTTTAAGATGTTCTCAGAATCGCCATAAGCAGCTTCAAGAGTCCTACGAATTGCTTTTGGATGAATTGTTATGAATCCCTTTCGGTCTTCATATTCCAAAGTAGCTTCTTCTTTTCCTTTCAAGATAGCATCAATTGCTTTACTTGTGTTAGCCGTAATGATGTTACGAGTAACTGCTTCAAGTTCCTTCTCATAAGTAGTCTTAAGATCAGGACTAGCCTTTTCGTTCCAATCATTTGTTTTCTTTTCAGCATTGATTGAAACGATTACTTGGATAAGTTCTGCTACTTCCTTATCAGTTATACTTGGACACCAAGACTTAAGTAAAGCATGAGCACCAAGGATACTGTGTTCAGAACTCATTTTACCCCTTACCATACCCTTTATTGCGGTAAGTAAGGTAGCATCTACTCCTTTGTTGATGATATTTGCAAATACTACGGATTTCTTTTCCTCCATAGAGAATGAGAATGCTCTACGTCCCCATTCGATACCACTCAACAAGTTACTACCGATACCTCCAGCTCCTTGTTGAGCGAAGATTGATCGTAATACTTTAAGTTTCTCAGGATCCGGCATCTTTGGATCTGCTTCAGGAATGTCAAGTTTTGCAACTTTCTTGTCCTCTTTAGCATTCTTGCGAACTTCTTCCGGAACTTCTTTGAATTCAAGAACTAACTGTTTTGAATTGTCTTCTGCTTGGATATACTTAACCTTGATGCCAAGATAGTCTCCAAGTACGGCTTCTGCTTGTTCTCTCATATCTGAGTTAATACGAATACCCATACTTTGGAAGTCTCCTTCAAGCTGAGTAAAGTAGTTAACAAGAGTAACAGCCGTCATTACGTCAAACTGTTTCTTGAGATTCTTCTTTACGTCTTCTGGAGTCTCCGGATTGTCAAGGTATTCCTTGTGCAAGATACCCATAAATTCAATAGCATGATTCTTATCAATGCGATCTCCTTTACCTCCGGCACTTCCAACAATTTGTCCAATAGATGAAGAAATAGACATTGCTGTATCTTTCTTATTTTCTACTACTTCAGGAACGATAACTTCTGGTTTCTTCCCTTTCTTTGTCTTTTCGTCCTTAACCTCAGGGGTTTCTTTGGTTTCTTTGTTTTCCACTACTTCCTGAGGTTTTTCTTCAGGTTTAGGCGCTTCAACAGGTGCTAGAGTAGCATCCTGAGTCTTTACTTGTTCCTCTACCTTATTTGTTTTTGTTTTACTAGCTAATGCTTTAGCTTTCTTACTTACTTTTGCCATTTTGATAATGAGGCGCTCCTTCGCCATTTAATTGTTAAATACTTTGTAGATACAATAAAATAATACGTCAAGAATTGAAGTCTCTTCACGAATCATCAATGTATGTACTGTTTACTTCCTTTGTAGATGTTCCTTCTGCTTCGGTTACTGTACTGTCACGATCAGCTTTGTTTTCCTTACTTGTATAGTCCTGATTGCAAGGTAATGCATTCCAAACAACAGATGCATTACTACTATACATGGGAGCTGGTTCTACAGTAACCACTGCAGCTTTCTCAGGAGTAGATATACATTTCTTATATACCTGTTTAACTCCTGCACCTACAATTAAGCCTACTGCTAGAATGGCCATTAATCTAGTGAAGGCTTTGGCATCTTTCATCAATCTTGCGATGATGAAACAAATTGTTATTGCAGCAAGCAATAGACCAAATGAATTTGCCATAATTTGTAAGTATTGGTTAATATTGGTTAAATAATTGTTTTAGTCTCTGTCTTGCCTTATTCAAACAGGTTTTAACTGTTGCTTCTGGTATGGCAAGCTCTTGTGAAATTTGTTGATAGGATTTCCCATCAAGGCGAGCGTATATTAAATCTCTATATTTCTTCTTTAGACGAGGAATGCATTCCATTACGATATCGACATTTTGTTGAAATATCATATTATCTTCAGGACTATGCTCCAACCCGCTTAGTTGAATTTTAGACTCTTCGTCATCAATATAGCTATTTAATTGCTCTTTTTTGTTCCGTCTTATATAGTCAATTGCAGTATTAACTGTAATTGTCTTTAACCACATTTCAAATGAAATATGATTAGTAAAAGATTGCAATTTTAAGTACACTTTAGTGAATACCATAGATGTTATATCATCTGCTGCATCTGTATTTCTTACTACATTATTTGCAGTATACCAGACTGTTTTGTAATATTTGTTGTAAAGTGCATTAAAAGCTTTTTCGGAACCATCTCTAGCTTGCTCTACTAGAAGCTTTTCTTCTTCTTTCATAGTAGCTAGATTTTAGTGGACTATAGCCAACCCAATGACTATAATCCTGAAAAGAATTAAAAAGGCAGTGCGTAATTTATAATATACTGATGTACAGCTGCTTTCCTTTTCCAGTATAAATCTCTTATCCAATTAGTCCAATCTAATCTTATATCTGAGTCTAAATAAGTAAGATTCATAATCATATTAGTAACTATTCTTAATTGTACTAATTCTGTCTTAGTACTAGTACTCTCAAGATTAGCTATCATAGATAACATAAGTTTATCTTGTATTCTTCGGATGATAGTATAGATTTCTGGATGAATAGCTCTAATACTAATATAGTTACGTAAACCATATGTTATAGCTCCGTCCATACTTTCATCTACTACGATTTTATACCAATTCTTTCCTATATTTATAAAGCCGGTACAATATACCTTTCCATTTAAAATAAATGGAGTATTCATATCACGTGTAGTTAATATGGGTATATGTCCAGCATAGAACCTATAGAATGGTTCTAAGTTTGTTTGTAAATACTCAATGACATTCATTACATTTCTCCTTGAAGCCTTAAACGAGTTTCAATTTGACTTATAATCATATCTGCCTGAGATTTTGAGAAGCCCTTTTGTATGAGTACTACTTGAGTCTTTACAATATATTCATCAGGATACATTGTACGATTGAGTCTGTATGAGGCTATATAGCCAGCAAACTCTTTCTCAGTATACTCAATTCTGTTCTTCTCCGTAGCCTCTAAGCCTAATGTATTCAATACTGCCTGACTTACAGCCGGCTTATCAAATATATAAGACTTTGGATTAGCCATGATGTCTTGTATTTCAAGACTTTCTTTTTCTAGTACTGTGATAGTACCATCCCTTTCCATATCATTCAGCAAGATGCCTCTGATAATAGTTAAGCAGGGCGCAGTTCCTGCAACTCTGATTAGCACACTTGTGCTTTTACCATTGGCTATATATAAGCCTGGTTTCTTAAGTTCTAACATAATTATACCTCCTTTTTGAAAAATTTGTCTGCTACTGTCTTTGCATCTGTAATAGATAGTTCATACTTATCTTTTACATGAGAAAGAAAATCCATTTTACTTGTACAAGAACTAGATAATTTCTCTAATTCTTCCTTTACTCCTGGCTTATTAAATTTAACCCAGGGGATAATTTCAATTACTTTTACCGACATTGCTCTATATAATTTGTAATTTCTAAATCAATTTTCTTCCAGAAATCATATCCTTCACTTGTATTGTGAGGATCGAAGCAGAACATGAAACCTAAATTGATACGAAACTTAATTCGTTCAATAGATCTCTTAAACATAAACTTGTTCCTCCAACATTGAGGAACACAGTATTCATACATATACTTAATGAAGTGAGTTAATACTCTATTCTTCTTTAGTACATGATACCATTCAGGAGGTATTAGATCATTGATTGCTCTGTTTACACTCATAATTTACATCTTTTTGAGGTCCATAAAAGGAATGTTCGTAATCTGTATCTCTCAATAGGTTTATAGCATCATAGATTGACCATTTAATTGAAGTAAGACTACCTTTTATAGCGTAGTTTCTTGTACTCTTAATGATCCTTTCTAGCACAATAGTTACACCTACAAGATACATAATTGCAAAATTCCTCTTGCTAGCTTTAATTTGTTTTACGCTTCTCATAATTTTGATAATTAGATTTGTAGTGAGGGAGGGAATCGAACCCTCCTTATTTCCTATCTCACTCCAGCTTTTTACGACTTTAAAATTCTGTCTAGTACACCATCCGTATAACCTTCTGTTCCACAAATGCTACGCCTATTTTAGTACCATATAGTATAACGTAGCCCTAGAATTCTAATTAGCTTAGCCGTTGACTTATCGTATTACGCTGCAATACGAGTATAGTCTGTTACATAAAAGTTGCCAGTTATGGCGTTATTGACCTATTCTATTTTCACTATTGCTGTCAAAACCATAATGCCCCTAGATTAAGGTTTCCTTTTTATAGGACTTGCAACCTAATGGCTAGGAAACCTACTAATCTCCTTGTTTTGTTTTAGTGGAGCATGAGGGAGTCGAACCCTCGTCCAAACAATGATTCAATAGACCTAACAGTCAATTTTTTAATTTCTTTAAAAAAGAACTACTCCTACTTATTCGTATTTCTTATTCAGTAGGCAACCCATATCCTTCACCTGACCTAAGTATAAATACTTGGTTGACCGTTGTATAGTCCATTGTACTCTTGCTTATTTCTAAGCTTCCATTAGGGTTCTGGTTGGTTAGTAGTTCTTAAGGTTGACTTCACCATATTAACTTGTTTAGGGTTAATAATACAAATCTCTACCATATACCTCTGGCGAAGGAGTAATGATAGTCTTTTTATTTTGTGTCACTTTAGAGGATTTCTCTCTAAATTGGCAATCAGTGCAATATTGTTTGTTGCAGTTGAGTGGGCAATCATTCTTAAGCATATTACTTTCAGTTGCCCTTAATACATGATTACTAATTAATTTACTCATAGCTTATACCTTTGAATGTCTTACGGTCATAAGGTTGTAACTTAGCACGACGAGGTGTCTTTGTCTTCTTAGCACTGGCTTTAGCCATACTATATACACTATCTTTGAATGTCTTTCCCATATTACTTTAGAATTAAAGCAGATGTTGCTAATTTAGGAATATAGGAACCTCCTATCTTCTTAAGATAACGATAGTCTGTAGCACTTGTAGGGCCTTTTGCAAGTACTTCAAGGATAGGTTCTTCGATAGCATGGTCAATAAGATGAGCCTTCCAGAATTCAGCTCTAAAGCCTTCTTCTTCTACTGGGTCTCCACATACTTTACAAATTCCTTTGCAAGCTGTAATGAAGTCGCTATCTTTTTTCTGTCGTGCTGTAGTAGGAGATTGATTACTGAAGAACTCATTAGGTACTTCAAGTACATTACCTATACTATCACCAAAGCTATCAGCTAAGATCTGTTTAACTTCCTCAGAAGTCATAGTGGGATCTGTAATCCCGAACATAATTAGTTTCATAAATTATTGATTAATTGTTAATAGAATTTAAGAATTCTTAATTTCTTTATAGGCATGTTGATGCCAACGAACTCCGCAATGTTTGCAGTAAACTCTGTCCTTAAACTTCTTATTAATTTCAGTTTTAGGATCAAACTCACTACTCCATTGATGACCATTGACCATACAGTCAATTTCATTCATAGCTCTAGTATAAGCTAGAGGGCTATTAAAAAGCTTTTCTCGTACTTTTTGTTTAGCCATAGATCGCACTTTATATGCTCTCCATTTGTAATAAAGTTTTTTGATAATACTCATTTCTTTAAATATTTAAAGTTAATAACATTCTGACGACGACCAGGATACTCTGGATTTTGTTTAACTAGTATCAGTACATTTGTTAGAATAAAGGTTGTCTTAAGAATAATAACAAATTTCTCTACACATTTACACTTTAGACTCTCTCATAGTTTTAACACATAAGCAGGATTGCTGTCAAACTTTCCTTATTGGTGTACCTGATTTTAACGTCTGCACGATCATAGTAGTATTTACACACTATAGTTACGGTTAGATGCTGTGTGCTTACCTCGCCGATTCCTCTATTTCTAGACTAATACTACTACTTACGCCCCACAGGTTTGTCATTTCCTGAGGACGACTATGCCTACTTTCACAAGCAAACACAGTCTGAGTCGTCTTAGTAAATTGAATCAGGCTCTGATTTCCTTGGTATAGTATCAGGTTCAGTTGCCCTTTGTTTATAGATTGCATTAATTTGCGCACCAAATTCTACATTATCGTAATCCTTCCTGTTAGAGAGATACTCTTTAGCGATATCACTGTTTGACATATTTGTACCTCCTTTCATTAGAATAGCGATTAATGCTACATCCGGCATATTCATGAATATTGAATCATATCTTTCATATTCCTTAGTATCCCGTCGGAATTGAAGTACGTCATCAATTGTTGCTGGTTCGTCTATAACTTCTCCAGCAGAAGTAATTGTTTGTACACTTTCAGTTTCTTCATTACTGAAAATATTGCATAGCTTGTCTGTACTATAGCATGTATAGAATGAGACTAGTGCAGCTATGATTGCAAATACTAGAGCAATAATGCTTAATTTGTTGTTGTTTTTCTCCATTTTTGATAAATGTTTTTAAATGTTAATTACTAATGTTTACTATTTTATTTTATTGTATCTCCCACATAATATATATTATAGTAGATATAATCCTTAACTTGTTGTTTATTTACTTTGTTATTTATAGGATTCTTTATATCTAATATACATATATCTTTCTCTTGATATTTGTTTACTATAATATAGTTCTTATACTTAGCTTTTAGCTCTACTATGTTTATAGGTTCATTAGTATTAATTTCTATACTACTACCAATTATATAAACAAGTGTAGATATAATTAATATCAATATAATTGATAATGCTACTTCACTTATATTATTTACTATATTATAGTGTTTATCTCTTCTAATTGTAACCATTTTGATAATGTTTAAAAGTTAATCTTTAGATAGTACCTTAGTAGGAATAGGAACCTACATAAACAGTAAACTGTTTGTTTTATTACCCCAATCTGTATTACTACAGAATTAAACTATAAGGCAGAGTAAGCAACTTTTGTTATAATAAGCATATACTATAACAATTCATTGCTAATCATATAGACTAAAGGAGGCCAATCCCAAGTCTATACCCACCTGTTTTCGCTTGGCAAGAGCATCGAAACAGATAACGGAATGTTTTGAATAGATATACTCTAGAATATATCCTACATTAATCTCATTATACTTCATGCACTAGTATCACTAAGTATGTTGAGGGCCAATCTTACTTTCGTAAACTCTTTGCTACTGTAGCTAAAGTACTTAAATAAGATTTATTTAATATGCAATTATGTTTTATACATTCTGTTATATGAATTAAAGTTAACATCTGTATAACATAATCACTATATTTCAAATTTACTATTAAAAAACGATATTCTATGGTGTCAAATTCAGTAGCTACTCTTATATTATGACTATTTAACCAGAAAAATTTCTCACCTACACTTTTATAATTAAATATATATTGTAAATATTTAATTGCTTCAGGATTTCTTATTACTAATCTTTTAGTATAATAACTTACTGCATCATCCCAATTATATATACTTGGTTTATGTAATTCATTCTTGTAATATTTTGTATAATGTTCATTATATTCATCATATTTACAATCTATATGCATATGTACACTACTATTTCTAGCAATAGCAGCATTTTCTTTCATGTCTTCTAGAAGTATATATAATCCTTTTAGACCATTAATTCCATTTAGTCTTATACGATTTTCACGAAGGCGATGATCTATATTTCCATCAAATCCTGAATCATAACTACTACAATTATGTCTAAGTATTAGATTTTTTATCTTTTCTGATGTGGGATTATCTGCATCATGTTCAATCTCAATACCTACATTTAATGAATTATATAAAGTAATAGGCTTATAATTACGTGACTTATCTTGTAGTAATCTTAGCTTTTCTATTATATATTGTAATTCATCAAATACTTGGTTAAACATTCTATGCATATTATGAAGAGAGCTAAAAACTCTAATATTATATAAATAATATTCCTTTCCTTCATTAATACCATATCTGTTACTTATTATGTATGATATTTGTCTATCACCGTAAGTAGATGTTGTACCAAAACTTTCTGATTTATATTTAATATTAATTTCTAGAAAACCGTTTCCTCCTACTCCTTCTGTACTTATAGGATGAGTAATATCTTTTAAAGCTTCCTCTAGTATATTTGATTTAACTTTTCCTTCTCTAAATGTAAAAATTTTTTCTTCGAGATTATTATGATTATTTACTAACCATTTTGCAAACGTCTTTAACTCATTAATACATTCAGTATACTCAAGAGTACTTGTTCTTGTCTCTTTTATTCTTTTATATGGCCATATTCTATTAACGTATTGCCATAACATTCTCTTGTTTCTTTGCTTCATTTTAAAGGCTTCCCATGCAAGTGGTGATGAAGCGAGTGCTGTAATGCACGATTCTTGCCATTTAGTCATAATCTTTAATGTTTAATAAAAAAGGGATAGAATAGTCTACCCCTTAATAGTTATCAAATTCTTTTTGTCCTACCAGCCTCTTTCGCGTTCACCGTATCTTATAGAACTGGACATCTTCTCAGGTTTAGCATTGCTTTCAGCTTGCTTATTGCCTGCGTCTTCAACTACTTTCTTGCACAATTCACGTAGTTCTTTGTCGTCTTTGTAAGCTTTAGTAGTTTGTAAAGCTATTGCTATTTCTACTTCAGACCTACACAGTTCAATAAGCTTTTTAGCTTTTGAATTAGCTGCTAACTTGATACCATTCTCTTTGATGTAATTAATTACACTTTTCATAATTTTGATAATTTTAGTTAAACAATATTGTTGTAAAAAAAGATTTCTGACTAAAATGAAGATTTAGTTTCATAGGTACAAACTGGAAGATTTGATTTAACCTATTACTTACACATTCGCCACGTGAAGGCATCTTCGTGAATGCGATTAGTATATTTATATTCACATACAAATATACTAACAATACTACGCTTAGTATCTACAAATCCATATTATTCTAACGAAACAAATAATTAAGACACAAATAATAGTTGATATGCTGTATATGAGGACTGAGCTACGCTTAGCTCTGTTATAACACACAGTTTTGCATTTATCAGATAGAAATAGAACAGGGTGTGTGTTATTGCATGATTTTAAAGTCTGCACTAATACTATTTTACAGATGAGTATTTTAAGCTTTCCCGTACGTACTTGCTCTGTATGAATAGATATAAGCCCCACATGCTTGTCAAGGATTCCCACCTTAAAGAACTCTCTACCTGCACACGCTAACTCTTAAACGTCTCGAGCCTGTGATTCAGTAGAGAGTTATTTGACACTTGTTGTTCAGTTAGTGTCAGACTGTCAAGCACCTCATTAAGCCTATCGAGGTAATAGCTTATTCCCATCTATACTTGCTTTGGTTAGTTGCTACTAAAGGGTGCACTCACAGCGAACCTAACTGTGCCCTTACCACGTGGATTATATTATATGCCCTGTATTACTCCTATGTGCATAAGGATAATAATACATTTAACGTACTCTGCCGAGGAATATAATATTTACTCTTGACTCTGCATTCAAATTGATTTTACAGGCTTGTCACTGTCTTTGGCTGCGTTACTTGTAAATGTTTAATCTACGTGATGTACATGTTGCTATCAAGAGATAGCGTTTTCCATTAATTGTTCTCATAATTTAATTGATTTAAATGTTAATTACTCTTTTGATTCTGATTCAATGAAACATGCTAATAATGCTGTACTTATTATAGAATATACAGTAACCCCAATAAGAGCAAATCTATCATTAGGTGCTAATACTATTAATATTGCTAATATAAATACATATACATAAAATATTGCAATTCCTTTCATATTATATATTGTTTGATTTGCATTTTACACCTAAAACTTATTATTACCTGGCGAGTAACTTCAGTGCCTGACGAATATCTTTAGCACGCCACTGGTTTATCGTCCTAACTCTGCGAATAAGAAACTGGTGCCCTCAATGTCTTGGGAAGTTATTGAGTTTTTTAGTTAATAAGTATTTTTATCAGAGGCCGTCCTCTCCTGAATTCTAGTCAGGTAGGTGTAATAAAAATACTTATAGAAATTTAAAAAGTGAGGTCTTTTACAGTGTCTTTTAACTGGATGCGGTTTTTATACGCTACTACACCCTAATTTAATATTTTCGCTATGTTCACATTCAATTGTGATTTGCAGAGTGTGCAAGGCTGTATAGCCTCACACATCTCATAGCTTACAACAAGCGCTATATATTCTAATCTACCAGAATATAAGTGCCATTCTCAATTCCTCGTTTAAACGAACGCTCAGCAAGTTCCTCCGCGTTACCCTCAACACAATTCTCATTAGCATCACAGAACAATACTAATGACACCTGTGTATAAACACGTGCTACAAACTCCTCTTCCATGTACTTATCACCTGGTTTGAGTACTTTGCCATTCTTCGTCATCTGTTTATCCGCTACCTTCTCAACGGTCCGCATGTCCCCGTAGAACTCACCGTCCTTGTTGACGATATTGAACCTCTTGCCCGTATCCCATTGATACAACATTAAGTTTATTTTACGTTCTTCAATCAGATTACCGTCATCATCAACCGGCATCCCATTTTCAAGGCTATCACACAGTTCCTTGGTAGCTGGAAACATTGTTTTCGTGAAATTAAACACTCTACTCTGCATAGCCATGACATTGATTGTACCGTCATCATTGAACGCACTCCTTGCATCAATATCACCACGTGAGCCAGTCGCACGTATAACGTAGAATGGCAATTCCCTGTTTTCATCTTCTCGTTTCTCGAATTGTTTAATAGTACACAACATAAGCAAAAAATGTTAAAAGTTAAAAAATGTGAACATAAAAGGGAACACGAAGTGAATTAGACACGCGGGTGTTCCCTGCCGATACATAATACGGGGGAGTGAATCTTTGCTACTCCACACACTCACACCCACATTCAAAATTTTATTTTCTAAAAAAATTTTTATAAAATATGTTAAATATCTGTAATTATTTTAACATTTTACGTTATTATTAATATAACTTAACAATATGAATAGAGAAAAAGTATTTTCTAAGATAGGTTATGCATACCTAGATGAGATGATAGAAAGTCTATCTAAGTACCCTGGTATAAAGATACAGTACCCGATTAGTGATTTTACTGCAGGTAATACACTGTTTAAAACAGTAACTTATGATGTAAATATTGCAGTAGCTACCTACAGTAAATACAGAGAAGAAATAGAACTACTAAACAAAGAAGTAGATAGACTAACTAAAAGCATAGATAGTTTAAACAACAAATTCTGTAATGAGCGATGGTTAACCAAATGCCCTAAAGAAATCATTCTAAAAGAGTACGATAAACTAAACTATCTAGAGGAAGAAAGAGAATTAAAATATAAACAGATATTAAATAGATTATATATCTGTCCATTACCTATATTTACACACAAATAATATGAAATTAATAGAATCTAGCGTACAGATAATTAAGGAGAAAGATCCTTATAAGATGATAGAATTAGCTGGAAGGACCTGTTATAAGTCAGAGGATAAGATAACAGAAGACAGTGCTAAAGAGTTTGTAGATAGGATGATTAAGCTTGGTCACGGGGCCATGTTAGAACACGGCACAGTGTACTTAGATTTGCCTAATTCTGCAGGAGATTATGATCTGGTTCCATTTTTTGCTTCAAATAAATACTCTAAGATCAACATAGTGTCTTTAGAAGATAGAGTTCATAATTACATAACTACTAACTTTAGAGTACTGGTAGAGAACTTTACAGAGGACAGCATATCTTATATACTACAATACCAATGCGAACCTACAGAGTATCACGAAAAACGTATCACAGCTAAGTTCATATGCGATCGCGGTGTATCACATGAATTTGTACGTCATCGCGTATTTAGCTTTGCTCAAGAGAGTACTAGATATTGTAACTATAGTAAGGATAAGTTTGGTAATGAACTTACTTTTATTAAACCGTCTTGGAGTTATTTCAAAAATATAAGTTACAAAGATGCTGGTTATTTCGATGGAGACGTGTTTAAAAGTTCTTTAAAAAAAGCTGAATCTTATTATTTTAAACTAATAGAAAAAGGTTGGAAACCGCAACAAGCAAGACAAGTACTCCCTAATGCAACTAAAACAGAACTAGTAATGACAGGCTTTGAGAGTGATTGGGAGCATTTCTTGTCATTACGGACAAGCAAAAATGCGCATCCAGACGCTCAACAGTTATCGTTAAAACTAAGAGAGTTATTATATGACGAAAAATAATTAGTATTGTGTGTATAAACACACGTCCCCGAGTGGAAAATGTTATATAGGTATAACTAGATAGAATCCTATTAAACGCTGGGGTTAGGATGGATGCAATTATGTTATAAAATTGAAAAATGGTAATTGGAAACATCCTGCGTTTGCCCCAGCGATACTAAAATACGGGTGGAATAATATAATACATGAAATATTACATGCAGGATTGACTAAAAAATAGGCTTGTGAGTATGAAAAATTATATATAAAACTATACAAAAAGGAATACAAATCATACAACGTCACTGATGGTGGTGAGGGGGCTTCTGGTATTAATTTTACACCTGAACAAATTGAACGTATGAGGTTATCACACACAGGTTTAAAACAAACAAAAGAAACAATAGAAAAGCGCGTTAGAAAAAATAAGGGGAAACATAGAACAAAATCTTCTAAGATGAAGCGAAGTAAACCTGTGTTATAGTTTGATAAATATGGTAATTTTATATCCGAATATTTCGGTCTAAATGAAGCTCAGCGTATAACTGGGGCACGGCATATAAGCGAATGCTGCAATGGATATAGAAAAACAGATAAAGGGTTTATATGGAAATGGAAATTAAATGATGGATGTAGTGGTGCAGCTCATCCAGATGCTAAGAAATTAGCTGATGAATTACGTGAATTAATGGTTAAATAATGTTAAAATATTGCCGTTAAATAGCCATAATTGTTCTTAATAAATGTTAAAAAGTTGATATAAATGGGAACCTAAAGGCATATTTATACGTTACTGTCTATGCAGTCAATGACAGTCTAAGACATACTAAGACAGATTAAGTAGTATTAATAGACCTTACTTTAGATAAAGTATACTTTAGTTAAGTATATACTAATATATAATATTATACGCATTATGGGTAAAAGAAAGTTAGTTAAGATAGAACCAGCATACTCTGGTAAATACATAGATTACAAAGGTAGTACATATCAACTAGTACAGACAGAAACTTCTTCTAAGTATTGTGAAGGATGTGCTTTCTATAATAAGAAATGTGATGATAAACTTGTATCTTACTGTAGACAAGGATTTATATTTAAAAAAGCAGAATTCTAATGAATGAAAGTTTTATAATAGGTTTTATTATAGGATCTGGTATTACTCATGTAATATGGAGGTGTATATACAAAGCTAAAGAATATGCAGAAGGAGAAGAGAATAGTAGAAATACTAAATAAGAAATTTGAAGTAATACCAAGTAAAGGAGGTAGTTGTGATGACTGTTACTTTTTAAATAAACAAACATGCCCTCCTAAAGCCCTTAGAAATTGTATATGGGGTGGTAATATACTAAAAGAAATTAAGAAATAAACAATAAAATAATATGGAAGATAAAGTACTTGAGACAGTAATAAACGGTTTGGAATATATTCCTTTGAAAGATATTTTGATTAAACCTCTGGAACCAATTATGTTGAAGAAAGAAGTAACTGAAGCAGTTGGTACTGGTGAAAAAGACGTAGATGGATATGAGAAGTTTGAAACTAAGACAGAGGTAAAAGAAGTAGAATCAGAGTGGAGAACCGGTATCGTACTTGCAATTGGAACAGAACTTACAACACAACCAGAATTTGCAGTTGGAGATACTGTTGTATTCAATAAGAAATTTGCTAAGGATTTTGATTTATTTAAAGACAGCATGCTGGTTAAACCGTATGATTGTGTGGCTAAGAAGATTAAGTTAGGTAAATATTAATGCGTTTAATGTTGTTGTGGAAGGCTAGGTCTGAGGATCTAGCCTTTTTCTTTATACTTACAGTTAACAAATGTTAAAATATTAATACCTTTTTAACAATTCCCGTTTATATAATTGTAACAACAATTAAACCAACTAAATAATAATTATTATGAGTATGAAATATAAAGTAGTTAAAGAGTTTGCATGTGCTAAAAAAGGTGATATCCTTACTTGGAACGACGATACTATGATGTTTGAATTTAATTACAAGGACGATACTAGTGAACGTGGGATGTATATAGATGAACAAACTTGTAAAGAATATGCAGATGATGGGTATATAATCGCTATTGAGGATGAAGATGAATGTAGCTGTGATGATATGCTAATTGAAGAGTTATCGGATAAGCTTACTAAGATTGAGTCTACTATTGATGACTTACTTACTAAGTATGAAGAGGATCATAAACAGATGAATGAAGCTTATAATGACCAAGAGATTCCTACTTGTGTTAAGGTGGAAGCAGATACTGTATACTACAATCTTACTAAAGTATTAAATACAATCAAAGATATTATTAATGAATAAACTTGTAAAGGCCGTTAAGAAAGCGGATCTTTATCGAGAATTCCTCAAATCACTTGATGGTGTACTTTAGCTTACTGACAGGGAGCAGGATATAATGATACTGCTCATTGATATAGATATAAATACTCCTAAGCTCCCTGGTTATAGTAAGAATGTTATAAGTACAGAAAACAGACGTTATCTAAAAGCCGCAACAGGCATTACTAGTGATAACCTAAGTAGATATATAGGAAGATTAAAAGATAAAGGTCTGATTATAAAAGGTAAAGCAGACGATGAATGGATAGTAAATCCAGCATTGATACCTGAAGTGATTGGTGATAGAGTACAATTAACAATCGTATTACGATTAGAAAAAGAATAACATGAATATAGAATATATGACAATAAAACCTGGTTCTATCTTATTACAAAGGGATTATAATTGGATAGTTAAACTGTGGTATAAGTTAGTAAAGAAAGAACTCAAATTTAACAGATTTACCATCTTTACTACTGACTGTGATTTGATTAACATTCATGGAGAGCATAGAGACGCAGTAATAGCAGAGCCTAAAAAGGCTTATAGTAAGAAAGAGCTTAAAAGACTGAATACTATTATTGACTCTTCTAAGAAAGAAGAAGGTGACTGGTTATCTTCTGATAAGGCAACAGTATCAGACTTATTCATAGCTATAAACTGTGTTAGACCTGATACATTTGAGGGTAAAAATAACTTAAACGCTTTCCTTGATAATAAATACTACAATATTAAGGAATTATCAGATGAAGCAAACTGGAGTGAATATATTTTCTGAGTTAAGCTAGAAATACAATTTACCTACTTAGATAATAAAAACAATATGTATTCATCCTTTCTTATTTGCTAATAGAAAGATAAGCCAAAGAGATCAAAGACCTTTAATGTTTACTTACTTAGGTAAAATAAAGATAAAGAGGAATCATGAAAGATAGGAAGATAATTAGACTGAGTAAGCTACCAGAATACGATGTAATTACAGAACTTATCGAATATATGATATATTATAAGTTATCCTATCCTACTGGTAATAAAGATACTTGTGAAGTACGATTAATTGATTCGTCTTGTGAAGTAGTTACTCCTAATACAATCTATAAGATGACAGATGAGGTTTATTTATATCTGTACTTACTTAGTAATAAAGCTATAGCAAATATTTATAAAGTGATAAAAGATGATTAGATGTTATGACATAGGATTATATCCTGCATATTTATGGGTATCTACTTTAGAGTATTTTGATAAGTACAAGTCTAAATTTTATTACTATGCTAGTATAGCAGATATGAATAATGATAACCCTGGTACTCCAGCTAGTCCAACTAATAAAGGTGGGATTACATTCGTGGTAATAGAAAAGAAGACTAAGAAGAAAGGAATACTAATTCTAATAGACGTAGATATAAAAGGTATAACTGACTTTGACTTTGATGTAGTAGCTCACGAATCTGTACATGGAGCAGATGCTATATATGACTTCATTGGTGCATACGGAGAAGGTTACGATAGAGGCAATGAGCCATATGCCTATTTAGTAGGCTTCATAGCAGGTAAGATAGGTCAATACATGATAGACTATATAAGAGACAATAAAGATGAGAATGGATAAAGAAACATCGCTAGCTTTACTCCAGCTAGAGAAAGAAGGAGCCAAACAAGGTCCTAAGATAATGAGTGACATGTTTGATGTAGTAGAGAAAGAGATTGAAAACGACCGTCTAACTTATGAAGAATTTATTAATGTTTTCATAGAAGTCTTTCAACAAAATGTACCAGAAGAAGCTGATGAGTCTACTGTGGAAGTTAGAGAGGAGTTAGTAAATAAGATTTGTCAAAGCATAATAGATAAGTATGAACAAGGGAATGAAGAATGACTTTAAGGATGACAAGCTTAGATGGGATTTACTTCCTCTTAAAGAAATCGAAGACATCGTTAAAGTATATACTGAAGGAGCTAAAAAGTACTCAGATAATTCATGGCAGTTACTTGATAATGGTTATGATAGATATAAAGCTGCGTTATTCAGACATCTAGTACTATTCGAAAAAGGAGAGGAGATAGACAGCGAAACCGGTTGTAGACATCTTGCACAGGTAGCTTGGAATGCAATAGCGATGCTGTACCACTCTAAACATAAGACGCCAGAAAATCTAATCAAAGCTTTAGACAAACGTATTGAGGAGAAGATAGATTGTTGTAATTCAATATTAGATAATATTAATAAGTATGAACATAACGAAGGAGAGTCTAGAACAAGAGATAGCGATATATCAGAAGATGCTAGAGAAGTATCAGAATAATCCTGAATACGTTAATCCAAATTGTTCAGAAATGCAGGCTAGAGTGATACTAGCAAGATTAAAGAAAGAGTATTATACAGATTATAGAATTGATTAATTATGGAACACTTAATTGGACGTACTTTTGAATATAAAATTAAAAGTAACAATACAGAAGATATAACATTTAGCCAACGAGATGATAATATGGTATTACGTTACATATACATTGCTGAAGAAGACGGCAGAGTATATACTAAAGATGGTTACATACCTTATAAGAAAGGTCAAATTGTTGCTTATCTTGATGTATATGGTGATTTTTATTGCGAACGACCAGTAGTATTTAGTACTGTAGATGATTTAGCAGTTATAATTGAAGCAGAACGGAAAAAGTATAAAGAAAATAAAAACAATAATAATAGTTCCAAACAGACTTGTGATTGTGAAAAGGCCTAATGTAATTCAGCACAATGAAACTATTTGATATAATAGGTGGTAATGTTACTATACACGAGGAGGCTCTTGCTATTCCTGCATTTAAGAAGATATGGGAAAAGGATAAAGCAGATAAACAGCACGCTATTGCAGTAATAAGTTATATAGTATTTAAGAATAAATGGGATAGCCCCTATGTACTTAGTATGCCTGCTGATACATTAGAATCAGCTCTAAAGACAGAGTTCCTAGCTCCAGATTACCAACTTACTGCAGATGAAATAATAGCAGAAGAGTCATATAAACACCTCCAGTATACTCGTACTTTAGCTATGTTAGATAGCATTAGATTGAAACTAGATACATTTACTAAGTATTACAAAGATAGTCTGGATGAAGAATTAGACGAAAAGAAGATAGAGAAATACTTAGCTGGGTTTGGTAAAGTGAAAGATACTTATGTTACTATAGATTTCTTAGAGAAAGCGGTTAAAGCTGGAGAAATCAATACTACTAAAGTTAAAGGTGACGCTCAAATTAACCCATTTGAATTACCACAGAATGTTAGAAAATAACATTGAATGAATACAAAAAAATAACAACAACGTTTAACAAGACAAACAAAGAGATTATGAAGAAGAATATTGAAATGCCGGATGTAATTGTCGATTTAACAGACGAAACTAAGACAGTGGAAGAAGCTATTGCAGAATGTGAAGCTGCACGTAAGGTAGCGCAACCCTGGTTGAAGCGAGTTACCAAACGTATCAAAAGTTGGTTTAAGAAATAATTCAGTGACGTCTGAGGATGCGTCTTTAAAGAAATCCTCCTCATTGTCGCATGGTGTAAAGGCAGCACTGGAATCTCTAAAATTCTAAGTTTCCGTTCGAATCGGAATGCGACTACCAATAATGCATGTTAGAGGTGCATAATAATTTTTCTAATATTATGGATACAAAGACGTGTAGTAAATGTGGTAAGGAATTACCGTTAAGCTCTTTTGGAGTTAAAAATAAAGCAAGAAATACTCTGCAAGCTAGGTGTAAAGAATGTATTAAAGAAGATAAAAGAATAAGTTACTATAAACATTTTAATGCTAACAGAGAACGAATAAGACATAGAAAAGACTAGTATAAATAGATTAATAAGGAATTAAAAAACTAGATGAAATAGTCTGGATGTGTATTATGCGGAGAAAAAGATATAGCTTGCTTAGATTTTCATCACGTAAAAGAAAAAAAATTTACTATAGCTGCTAAATAGGATTGCAGTGAATCTACTCTAAAAGAAGAAATAGATAAGTGTATAGTTCTATGCGCTAATTGTCATAGAAAATTACATTATTATTCTAAATATAGTGGGCCTTTAGTGGAGGCATCGTAACCGCCTAAGTCACTTGCTATCTGATCAATAGTAAATACAGCTAATGAAGGACTGGATCGTAAGCCAGCGTGTTGACAGGAGTCACGCATAATCCTGTGTACTGCGGATTGGAGAAATGGCATCTCGTATGGCTCATAACCATAAGTTCCCGTTCGAGTCGAGGATCCGCAACAAGTTTTGTATAAAAATAAATATAAGTTTAAAGTAGGCAAAAGGGGTTCGTTGTGAAACGCGCCCCTTTTTTAAATCGTAATATGATTGACTTTAATAAGAAAATATCCAATAGTAATAAATTTAGAGGTCCAGCTTTATAGTTTATAAAGACAGGATAGTATTGTCCTTACCCTAAAGGTACGGCCGAATATATGCGTTTCTGGTAGGCAGAAGCGGATAAATGTATTGATGGTTATACTGCTGATGATGGAGACTATATCAGTGGGTATAACTATTTTTATTTAAACTACTGCCCTATCAATAGATCTGTGAATAAGTAGGTTAATGGTAAATGGGTAACTACTCGTGAAGTTACATTTCCTGATTTCTGGGATTATGACTATTACTATTTTCAATGTGTAGATGAAGCTAAAATAGAAGGTAAACATCTATGTGTATTAAAGTCTAGACGTAAAGGTTATTCATATAAAGCAGGCTCTATGCTATGTCGTAACTACTATTTAATACCTAACTCTAAGTCATATGTATATGCCTCAAATAAGCAATATTTGACTGATGATGGTGTACTTACTAAAGCCTGGGACTACATGGACTTTATTGATGAGCATACTGCGTGGGGTAAGAAACGTAGTGTTAATACTCAGATGCGTAGACGTGCTGGTATGCTTATCAAGGATGAATATGGCAATCAAATAGAAGTAGGTTATAAGTCTGAAATCATTGGCGTTACTTTGAAAGACAATCCTGATGTAGTACGTGGTAAATTAGCTAATCTTATCATGTTTGAGGAAGCTGGTTCTTTCAAGGAGTTAAGCGCAGCATGGCAGATTGCTAGACCTTCTGTAGAAGTAGATGGTAAAGCATTTGGTACTATGATTGCATATGGTACAGGTGGTGATACAGACTCTAACTTTGCTACACTTAAAGAGATGTTTTATCATCCTGATGGTTATAATTGTCTAAGCCTAGATAATATATGGGATGAAAACGTATAGAATACTAAGTGTGGATTCTTTATACCTCAGTATACAAATATGGACTTACGTGATGAAAACGGTAAGCGTTTGTATATGGATGAGGATGGTAATACTCTTACTATCAAAGCACGTACTTATATACTTGAGGAACGTAAGATAATAATATAGAATTCAACTAGTTCTGTAGCAGTAGATAGGTATGTAGCTGAACGTCCTATTACTCCAGCAGAAGCATGTCTTGAATTCAATGGTAATATATTCCCTAAGAAAGAGTTACAGGAGTAGTTAGCCAAAATACGTACTAATAAAAAACTTACTAACCACAAATAGGTAGGAGATCTAGTATGGGAATCTGATGGATCTCTTAAATGGATAGTAAAGAAACAAGGGGATATTAACCATTATCCTCTTAATAAAGATGACGATCCTACTGGTTCTATAGTAATATGGGAACACCCTGTGTAGGATGCTCCTATTGGGTTATATATACTAGGAGTAGACCCTTATGATCATGATCAATCTGGTACTAATTCATTAGGTTCTACATTTGTTTATAAGCGTTTCTAGGGCTTTGAAAATTACTATGATATAATCGTAGCAGAGTATACTGGAAGACCTGCTACAGCTGAAGAATACTATGAAAACTTACGTAAATTAGCAGTTTATTACAACGGTAGGATTATGTATGAAAATGAGCGTAAAGGCTTGTTTCCATATTTTACTGCTAAACATTGTGATTATCTTTTGGCTGATTAGCCAGACATTATATCTGATATTGTTAGCAATTCAAAAGTGCAGCGAAAGAAAGGATGTCACATGAACAAGTAGATCAAACAATGGGGAGAAGGATTGATTAAAGACTGGCTTAACGATGAGAAATCTCCTGGTCATAAGAATCTACACGATATATTATCAGAACCGCTATTAGAAGAACTTATAGGTTATAATGATATAGGTAACTTTGACCGAGTGATGGCGTTGATGCAAGTAATGATTTATAGGGAACAACTATACAATGTAGTTGTTAAAGAGAAGAAAAAAAGTAATAGGGAAAGACTACTATTTGACGGTCCCTTATTTACTTATAGTAATTATAGTTATGACGATAACTATGATCAAGTCGAAGAAGATGTATATACATTTAATTAACATAATATGATAAGTAAAAATATTGGTTCGTTTCCAGTTTAGAAATTACCTATGTCTAAGAAGACAAAGGAATGGAAAGAGAACTGCGTTGACTATATTATCGGGAAATCTGGATTTAGCAATGGTGGTGGAAACAATGGACGTACTAGATATGAAGAGATGCAAACATACTATGATTTATACAATAGTATCTATAATGAAAAAGATCTCTTATATGTCACTAATCCATTTAAATAGAAAGACGGATTCCCTGCTACTGCTTAGGATTACAACATAATTAAACCAAAGATAGATTTACTATTAGGGGAAGAGACTAAAAGACCATTTAACTTTAAAGTAGTACGTACTAGTGATAATGCTACTAGTGAAATGTAGGAGAAAGCTAAGCAGATGCTTACTGACTATATCATGGGTATGATTACTGCTAATATGGGTTAGGAGGAAGCAATACGATTCCAACAAGCTATACAGTCTGGAGAAATACTCCCTCCTGAGTAGATACAGAAATACTTAAATAAAGACTATAAAGACATAGCAGAAACTACAGCCTATCATAGTCTTAATTACTTAAAGAATAAGCTAAATATAACTCACGAGTTTTATAAAGGCTGGAAAGACGCATTAATAGCTGGAGAAGAGATATACTATGTCGGTATTGTTAATGGAGACCCATATTTAGAGAGAGTAAATCCATTATACTTTAGTTATGACTAGAGTGCTGACTTAGAATTCATACATGATTCAGATTGGTGTTGTCGTAAGATGGTTATGTCAGCTACTGAGATATATGACAGATTCTATGACAAAATGTCAGAAAGTCAATTGAATGAATTACTAGAGATGATTGAAGATACTAGTAGAGGAGGTATTAATCCTGAGATGAGAAAGTCTTCATTAGATTATCCTCATATTAAAACTCATAGTATTAATAGTCTTAGTTCTAATCCATTTGAAGGTAGCGATAATATTAATGTATGGCACTGCTGCTGGAAGTCATTTAAGAAAATAGGATTCATCACTTATTAGGACCCTGAAACTGGCGAGATTGATGAAGTACAAGTAGATGAATCCTATAAAGTTACAGGTTTCGAGCTAAACGTAGAATGGTCTTGGATCATCGAAGTATGGGAAGGTTATAGAGTCGGTGAAGATTTATATATAGGAATACAACCTCTTGAGTACCAACATATATCTGCTGATAATCTTAACTCATAGAAATTACCATATACTGGAGTAGTATATAATAATACTAATAGTTCTCCTAGATCATTAGTAAGTATGATGAAGCCATTGCAATATATGTACATTGTGTTATGGTATAGACTCGAATTAGCTATGGCTAGAGACAAAGGTAAAGTACCTGTTATTGACGTTACTTAGATACCTAAGTCTATGGGTATTGATGTCAATAAGTGGATGCATTACTTAGGTGCTTTAGGTGTAGCATTTATCAATCCTTACGAAGAAGGCTGGGATATACCTGGTAGAGAAGGCGGTAAACCATCTCAATTCAATCAGTTTACTTCTCTTGATTTGACTATGGCTAGTACTATAGACTAGTATATCAATCTTATGAATAAGATCGAAGACATGGTGTCAGAGATATCAGGAGTAAGTAAGCAACGTGAAGGTTCTATTGCGTCTAATGAGCTAGTAGGTAATGTTGAACGTTCTGTAGTACAATCTGCTCACATTACTGAGCCTTGGTTTTGGGTTCATAATTAGGTAAAACGTGAGGCACTTACTATGCTATTAGATACATCAAAAGTAGCATGGAAGGGTAATAAGCGTTGTTTACATTATATACTTGATGATGCCACTAGAGCCTTTATATCATTGTCAGATGATTTCTTCTATGAAGATATGGATATATTTGTTGATGATACTACTAAGAATCAACAGCAAGTTGAAGCTCTTAAGCAACTTATGCAACCTGCTATGTAGAATGGAGCTAGTCTGCTTGATATTGCTGAGATCATTACTATGGATAATATAAGTATGATTAAAGGTCGTCTTGAAGAGATTGAACAAAAACGTATGGAACAGCAGCAGTAGATGGAACAAGCTCAGGCTGAACGTGAACAACAGATGGCTCAAATGCAGAATGAGATTAAAGAAGAAGAGTTGATGCTTAAAGAAGCTGAAATGGATCTTAAGAAGTATGAAATTGATTCTAATAATGCTACTAAGATTACTGTTGCTCAATTGAATGCTTATAGAGGTGTTGAAGATATGGATCAAGATAATAATGGCATACCTGATCCTATAGAAATAGGCAAACAAGCTATTGAACAATAGAAAGTAAATTCTGACATTGCTTCTAAACAATTTGAATTTAATAACAAGAGACGTGAAATGGAAATGAAACGTGAAATTGAAAATAAGAAGATTCAACTTGAAAAGGATAAAATGAAGCAAGAGATGGAATTGCAGAAATAGAAAGATAAAGCTGCAATGGAGCGTGAGAAATTGAAAGCAAAAACAGCTATCAAAAACAAAGTAACAGGAGAGAAGTAATATGAAGATAATTAAGAATAAGTTTATACCTTTTAAGGGTTATAAATTGATAAATCTGTTTGGTGTTATATTCCAAAGAAATGATGCGGTAGTTACAATGACAGAGTACAACCATGAGAAAATCCATTTGAAATAGATGCAAGAAATGTTGTGGATTGGTTTCTACTTATGGTATGCTATAGAATATCTTTGTATAATGCTGTCCTGTAAATGGAATAAACAGAGTGATAGATATCACGATGTTAGCTTCGAAGAAGAAGCACACAATAATGATAAGAACCTAAACTATTGTAAAGAGCGTAAGCACTATGCGTGGTTTAAGTATTTAAAAATAGGTAGTTATAAAAGTAAAAAGGAGAAATAATTATGGCATGTGGTGGAAAGAAATCCGGCGGTAAAAAAGGAAAAGGCGGAAAAGGTAGTAAATAATTGAATTATGGATAAACAAGCATTTAAATAGAGAATGCAGAACCTAAAGTCTTACCGGGAGAATAATCCCGGTAAAGGCTATTGGGATTGGAAAGTACAAGCCTATCAGAACGGGGGAGACATACCATTGTGGTAGTAGTATCAATATAGTGGTCCTAGTTATCAAGATGTATTAGATGATTTAAAGCAAAATAGTCCAAGTACTTATAATCAGTTACAACAAAGTAAGGCTGCAGATTCTCAATCTTCTAGTGAAATTGTTCGATATGTAGATTCTAAGGGTAGATTACAATCAACCAGTAATCTACAAGGTTTAAGTCCTGTAATTACTTCTGACTATCTACCTGGAATTGGAGATGCAATGGAGGTAACACAAATAGTTCAAGATGTCAAGAACGAAGATTATGGTGCAGCTCTAGCTGGCTTAGGTTTACTAGCTTTACCTGGTAATTGGTTAAGTAAGATAAAGAGTAAGTACGGTAAGAAAGGCTTAGTAAATTCTATTTACAATAATGTAGCTCCTGGATCCTATTATGATAGTTATATACCTGGAGGTAGTAAGAAAGATGAACTTAAAGGGGCATTAAAAGATTATTTATTGGGTAAAGGAGACAAGATAGATCCTAAATGGGAAAACTGGATAAACAGTCCAACTACTCTAGGCAGCTTTATTGCTAAAGATAACAAGAAACAATAGCATATGCTAGATGTTATGACAGCAGCTAGAAAAGAAGCTTGGCAAAATTATCTAGGAATTCCTCATGATGATAGATATCTTATTAATACCGGTATCAAAGAAAACGGTATGCCTGTGTATAGAAGTAATGTAACAGATGTACCAAATGTCTAGTTGAGAGATATAGCGAAAACTACATAGCATAAACCTGAAAGTATTCCTTATGTACATGGAGATATGATAAATAGTACTGGTGGAAATATATCTGTAAAGTATAAAGATAATGGTGATTTACGTACTATTACTACCGAAGATATATGGGATCTTAATCCATTTAAGGATGCTAATAGAGCTAGAATATTACCAGAATGGCTGAAAAACAAGTATATGCATATTGAAGTACAGCCTGATGGATATTAGAAAAGAGTATGGAACGATAATGCTCCAAAATGGTTAATTGATCTAGAACCAGCTAATTTATTAGGTATACCTGGACCATTTTTAAATAGAACTACATTTAATGCCAGATTATTAAATAAAGATTAGGCAGTGAAAAAAGTTCCTATATCAAAGGAAGAATATGTAAACAAACGCTTTGGTACAGAACTCGAATTAATAGATCCTTCTGAAATGACTGACAAAGAGTTTTAGAAATGGAAGAAACTAACACAGAATCGCTATAGTGAAGAATATGATAGACTGAATGAACAATAGAGTGAGAGGTTATTTGAATTCGTTCCTAAAACAGAAGAAGAACTATTAGATAAATATGGCATATATGTTAAGAAGTATTCAGATGGTGGAGAGGTAAGTGAGTTTCAGCGTAAGACTAGAAGAGATATAATGCAAGAGTCTTTAGTAGATGGAAGACCTGATTACAATAAGATGTTCTAGAATCAGAATGAATATCAAAAAGACTTTGCAAACTATTGGTATACTGAGAGGGCTAAGAATCCAAAATATTCAGATTAGATAGGAGGGGATAAACTAAACAGTGTATTATCCAATATAGACAAAGCTACGTGGAAAACTCCTACCGAAGCTATGAGAGATAATATGGTAGGATAGGGTTATAATCCTACAGATGCTCAGATCATTACTTACCAGATGTTATAATGCCTCCGTCACAGGATTCTTATAACATAGAAGACATCTTATCAGAAGATTAGATAAATGCAATCAAGCTATTTGAAGATAAAAAATATTTTACATAGGAAGAAGCTCACGAAGTAATAGAATTCTTAATAAGAAGATGCTATGAATTAGGAGCTACTAAGAATTATTAATATGTTACAGTATCCACAGTATCCAATACCTAACTATAAGAATGGAGGGATACATATAAAGAAAAAGAATAGAGGTAAGTTTAATGCCTTAAAGAAAAGAACTGGTAAGACAACTGAAGAACTTACACATAGTAAGAACCCATTAACTCGTAAGAGGGCTATCTTTGCTTAGAATGCTAAGCGTTGGAAGCGTAAGGGTAGAAAGAAGAAATAAATCTAATTATATATAATTATGGAAAATAAGAACACATTAAATGGATTTGAGGCTATTCTTGAAAGCCTTAATCCTAATGTAGGTGCTAATAAAACTAAAGAAATTGACAATATTGATAATGAATTTGATGCAGTTGAAGAGCTGACAGATGAGGAGTTGGAAGCACTACGAGGTAAAACAAGTAAGAAATCTACAAATAATAAAGAAGATGAAGAAGAGGAAGAAGATGATGTAGATGACAAAGGTGAAGAAGACGACGACATTGAAACTAATGAGCCTTCAAAAACTAAGAAGTCTAGTAAGAAGACAACTAAGACTGACAAGGATAATGACACTGTGGATGAGAAAGGAGAGGAAGATGATATAGATTCCGATGATGGAACTACTTCCGAAGAACTAATCGTTAACTTCTTTGATTCATTGTCTGAACAATTGGGTTGGTCTGATGTAGAAGATGAAGATAAGCCTAAGACTGCAGAAGACCTTATTGAATATTTTAAAGATGTAATTGAAGAAAACTCTGTTCCAAACTACGCTAGTGAAGAAGTAGAGAAACTTGATGAATTTGTACGTAATGGAGGCAATCTTAAAGACTATTTTAGTATTGATGCTGATCTTGATCTTGACAATATCGAGGTGGAAGATAACGAAATAAATCAAAAGCTCATAGTTAAGGAGTTTTTGAAAGAAAAAGGGTTCTCTACTAAACAAATTGAAAAGAAGATTACCAAGTATGAAGATGCTGGTATTCTTGAAGATGAGGCTACAGATGCTTTAGAGGCTCTTAGAGACATTAAAGCTGAGAGGAAGGAAAAGCTATTAGAGCAGCAACAAAAGTAGGCTAGAGAGGCTGAAAAGCAGCAACAGGAGTTCTTTTAGAACGTTGTCTCTGAAATAAAAGGCATGAATAGCATTTATGGTATTGATATTCCTGAAAAAGACAAGCGCGCCTTGCTAGAATATATATTTAAACCAGATGCTAATGGCGTTACTAAGTATTAGAAAGACTACGCTAAAAGCCTTAAGAATCTTATTACTTCTGCTTACTTTACAATGAAAGGCGATAGTTTGATTACTATTGCTAAACAGAAGGGTAGAAAAGACGCATTAGATAACTTTAAAAATAGCCTGAGAGGTAATGGAGTATCTAAGAAGTCTAAGAAACAGATAATAAATAATGATAGTACCTCAACTATTTGGGATACTTTTGCACGACAACTACGTGCCGCATAATAAAAAATTTAACAATAAATTAATTTACTAGTATTTTTATGGATAACAGTATTCTTAACAATCTGCAACTATACAAAGGTAAGTGGTTTTCAGACCTGATTGATACTGCGAAGATTTCAGTAGCTTCACAGTAGAATCCTTATCAGGTATCTACCATCCTGTCTTATGTATTTGGTACTAAAGATAGTGGCTATAGCACTTCTTTGGATATGTTGACAGGTGGTCTTGGCAACGTTATGACGATTGATCAGCCTTCTTTTGAATGGTCTGTAATGATCGACGCTGACCGTGCCGTAACAATTAGAGACGCTAAATGGAATGGCGCAGCTATTACTTCTACTTCTACTGCAGGTTTGGGTAACACACCTATTATGTTGTGGTTGGAAGATAACTGGTTTGGTCCTGGTGCTATTCTAGAGTTTGATAATAAAGAATTCCAAGTACGTGTAGCTGGTGCTCCGTATCAAGATGGCAATCTGTGGGTTTATACTTGCTTTGTAGCTGACGGTCAGCCTTCTTCTTATATTCCTGCTGAATATCTGGAAGCAGGTAAGCAGGTATCTCGTCTTGCTTCTGCATACGAAGAGTACAGTGAAGAGGGTGATATCTTGAACTACAACACTCACTTCAAGATGCGTAACTACTTAACTACCATTCGTATCAACTATGATATCACTGGTTCTGCTTATTCTACAGTAATGGCTATTGCACTGAAAGATCCTGCAACTGGTAAGACTTCTTACTTGTGGGCTGATTATCAGGAATGGAAAGCTTTACGCGAATGGTATAAGAGATGTGAACGTATGTTGGTTTACATGAAAACCAATGTTAACAAAGACGGTTCTTGTAATCTGAAGGGTACTAATGGTCGTCCTGTATTTATCGGTGCTGGTTTGCTCGAACAGATTGCTCCGTCTAACAGACGCTATTATACTAAGTTGACTGGTGAAATGTTGGAAGACTTCTTGTTTGACCTGTCTTACAACTGTCTGGGTACTAATGAACGTAAGTTTGTTGCTTTGACTGGTGAAATGGGTATGCGTGAATTCGACCGTATCTTGAAAGAAAAGGTAGCTACTATGAACCTGACTGATACAGTATTTGTAACTGGTTCCGGTGATAACCTTACTTTCGGTGGTCAGTTCAAGACTTACAAGATGACTAATGGTATCGAGTTGACATTGAAATATTTCCCGTTGTATGACGATACAGTTTATAATCGTGAATTGCATCCGATTACATTGAAACCGAAAGAATCTTATCGTATGACCTTCTTGGATCTTGGTCGTCGTGATGGTGAAGCCAATATCGTTAAGGTAGTTCGTAAGGATCGTGAGTTCGTTACTTGGTATACTGGTGGTGCTGTTGCTCCGTCTGGTTATGCTAAGAGCAAAGATACTCTGAGATCTAACGGTAAGGATGGATATACTGTATTCTTCCTTGGAGAAATGGGAATAATGTTGAGGGATCCACGTGCGTGTGGGGAATTGATATTAGAGTAAGACGAGTATTAATTAACATTATTTAATTAATTCTCGAGTAATTCTTGAATAATATAGAAGGCCAGTTTAGGCTGGCCTTTTTACTAACTTGATAAATCTAATACAAAGTATTATGGAAGTAATCGTTAGAATAGTTAAAGTAAATCCTTGGACTGGACTTACAAAATGGCCTACAACATTTGACTATGTAGGACCCTACTGGACTAGATCTGGTAATATCTATACTGGCTTGAGCGAATAGGATGCTCGTAGATTGGAAAAAGCCTTAAACAAAGAAGAAGGAGAATTGTCACCAAGTAGTGACTTTTGGACTACCTTCGCAGTACAACTCGGTAAAAGAGATTTGATTCTCAATACTGAAAGGCCACTGGATGAATTACAATACTTATTCTTAAAAGGTCACAAGAGAGTAGCTGACGGATTAGCTAATATGAATCCTTCTAAGGACTATGTGTTGATTAATAAAGATGCAGAAGCTGAACAGACTAATAGAGTCAATAAAGTTAAACGTGAAGCATATAGAGAACTTGATAAGATGTCTATCGAAGATATGCGCAAGTGCTTACGTCTCTATGGTATGAAGTCTGATACTATGTCTAATGAATTAGTAGAGGCTAAACTTACAGAACAAGTAGAATCAGCTCCTGAGAAATTTATGCTTAAATGGGTTAATAATCCTAATAAGGAAATTAACTTTGTTATTGAAGAGGCTATTGCTAAAAATATCATTCGTAAGAATAGAACACAATATTTCTTTGGTACAGATCTGATTGGTAATGGCATTGATGATGTGATTGTTTATTTACAAGACAAGAAGAATCAAGACATCAAATTAGCCATAATGAACGAAATTAAATCTAAATAATGAAAATATCTGATTTACATAAGGCATTCAAAGTTCTAATGGATAAGAATTCAGAGGCAGTCGCTTTCGGCGGCTGTCCTGCATTTCTTCCAGAAGAAATTGATCTGTTTCTTAATTAGGCATATATAGAAGTAATATGTAATAAATACACTGGAAATAATACAATGCAAGTTGGATTTGAAGGTGCTGTAAAACGTATTGCTGATCTATAGAAACTGATTAAGACAGATTCTGCTTAGAATTTAGTATATCCGTATGCTAGTTCTAATGTGCTTACTTTATCTAATTTCTTTAAAGACGGAGAAGAGCTTAAGAGAATGTTCTATGTAGATTGTGTACTCCACTATGATAATGAAGTATCAACTTGTATACTAATAGATCACGACAAAGCTGGCAAGTTCTTATAGACGTATAATAATCTACCTTGGATAGATACTCCTGTAGCTGTATTAGAAGATAATACTTTAAAGATATATATAGATCCTATTAGAATGGAGGCGGAAGAATATACTGCTGATATTACTTATGTTAAGTATCCTGAACTGATACAACATACAGATTATAATAGGAATATTACAGAAGTACCAGATTATATTCTTAATGAAGTAGTTAATAGAGCAGTAGTAATAGCTTTAGAGAATATTGAATCTAATCGAGCTTAGACTAAATTACAGATAAACAGTTTAGAAGAATAATAAAATATAAGAATAAGATATGAATAGCAGAGCAATGCAAATTGAGTTTGAAAGACGGATCACACTTATGAATCCGAATTTTGAATTGGCAGAAAAACTAACATCTGATACAATTTTCTCTTTTCTGAATGCATATACAGAACGTTATGTACGTCTGAACTATTTGCAAGAAGATGCAGTACAGGATGGTACTAGAGCTCAAAAGAAGAACGCAGATGCTTTAAAAGGTCTTATTACTAGAGGTCTGTATGCAGTTGAAGCTAAAGATGAAAATAATACAGATAAGACTAGCGATAGAGTATCTTTACCTTCTGATTACTTCTTATATATACGTTCTAATAGTTTAATATCTAAGAACTATAAGATAGAGGAAGAGATCTAGAACGAACAAGATTATGTAGTAACTTCTAATAAAACTATTAGAGAGGATGACGTTGAAAAAGTAATATCTACATACTATAACAAAGCTATTGTATTAAATCCATACGTAGTATTGAATGCAGGTAATAATGCAGATGAGGAAAAGAAACTTTATCTAAATGTCATTCATGATGAGTATACTACTATAAAGAAAGTAGATTTAGTATATTATCGTAAGCCTAAGAAATTTGACGTAATTGGAGTAGATGGAGTAAACGTATTAGATCACTGCGAACTTCCTGAAAACGTGCATATGGAGATCGTAGAAGGAGCAGTAGAGATGTTTATCACTGAAGCTAAGTATAGGTTAAATATGAAACCTGAAGATAATAAATAATTATGAAGAATATTGAATTACTTGAGTCTTTTGAATTAGAGCTTAATAAGTTAGATGATAACTTTACTAAGCCTACTACAAATACAACTGAGTATTTCTTGAATGCAGGTTTAGATAAATTCTGGAAGACAAGATATTCTTAGAATAACCCTAAGGTTAAAGGATTTGAATAGATTCAGAAAAGAATTGATGACCTACGTACTTTGGTTGCTGAAGTTACTTTAGTTCCAGATACTACTTCTAAGGATTTATATACAGTAACTATACCAGAAGATTATGTAATACTTTTAGGTGACACTGCCGGAATATCTCCAGCTGATGGATATACAGATCCCTGCTGGGAATTAGACAGTGATGGAAACTATGTAATTCATTACTCAGATGTATTAGAAGGTAGTATAGAAACTATTGATAGAATCAAGGAAAATTCTTTATCAGAGTATCATTTAAGATATACTAAAGCAAAACCAATTCGTCTATTATCGGGAAACGAAATTAAACTATATACTGATGGAAAATATAAAGTAAGTAAGTATATATTGCATTACTTAAGAAAACCACATTATATAGATATACACACTGAACCCTTTAAAGAATATACGGATATGCCTGAACATACACATCTAGAGATTGTTAAGTTAGCAGCTCAGTTGTATATTGAAAATCAAGCAAATCCTCGTTATAACTCCTATACTTAGGAAGTAGTTCCTAACATGGAGTAAACCAAATAGCGCTTAGAACGTGGAAACCTGCAATAAGGGAGTAGAACTAAGCGTCTTAGACTAAGCGCTTAATATGTCTAATTTAAAATAAAAAAACTAATATGTTACAAAGTGTACATTCCGTATTGATCGGAAAAACTTGTCCTGCATCTTATACTACAGCTGATGCTCTTGCTGCAGGTGACGTAGCTTTATTTAACGAAAATAAAGCTTTGATTAAAACTGCTGCTGAAGCTGCTACTGCTAGTTCTCTTTACGTAGGTGTAGCTGGTTCTAAAATCAATGTTACTATGCCTGATGGTTCTGTAGCTCAGAAGGCAAATATTGACTTCTCTAATGAGATCAAGAAAAACTCTAAACCGTCTGCAGTAATTGGTGAATATGTAGCTCCTGTAGAAGAGAAGATCGTTATTACTTTGACTGATGCTACTATCGCTGCAGGTAATCGTTACGTATTACGTATTGTTTACAAAGATATGTACGAAGCTGCTTGGCAGTTTACTCATACTTATGAAGTATATGCTGAATCTACAACTGCTGCTGACTTGGCTGCCGCTATTGTAAAGAAGATTAATGCTCACAAAAATCGTCGTGTACAGGCTACTGTATCTTCTGCAGTTATTACATTGACTGCTATGCCGAAAGATGACAACGAAGGTGTTGATTCTTTGAACGAATATAGCGTTGTAACTATGGAAGCTTCATTGTATGAAACTATTCCGGGTGCTCTGCTTGCTAATCAGCCTAAAGCTGTTGCTGGTGCTACTATCGCTAAGACTGTAGGTAATCCTGGTAAGGGCTACTGGAAACAAGTACGTGATGCAGAAGTACGTAATATGGGTTACAAAGGCCACGTATTTACTGGTGCTTATCCTAGCGTAGAACAGACTCGTAAGGTAGTTGAAGGTGCTGAATACGACTACGCTATCATTGAAAATGATAACCTGTATTTGAGCAATGACAACCAGTATATTAAGACTACTCCGTTGACTACGGAAGTTTATTGTCCTAGCTTGGTTGGCTCTATCGTAGACAAGGGTATCCAATCATTTATTTCTGGTGCAGAAGTAAAATAATAAATATTATTTCAGTGTGCTGATAAAGGGCTATGGGGCTAAATAGCCCTGTAGCCTTTTTTATTTAAAATAATATCATGAAAATAATCGGAATAAATATAGAGAATGGTATTCTATCAATAAACCTAGATACTAAATTACCTGAGACAGTATAGGAGGATTTGTATCTGTATATAGACACACTGGATAACTATTCTAATCGCAATTCAGCTATACCTAGCGATCATTCTTACTCTGTTTTACTAATGAATGAAGAAGGTGATCAGGTAGAATTAACAGAAGGAAGAAGTATTATCTATTTAGATATAGATAGCTTTGATCCAAAAATGGTGCTTAGCGCATTTACTGTTACTATAGAAGATAGTGTAGCTTTTTATTATGATACAGAAGAACTGTATTATAAGCAAATAGACCTATTGTGTAATCATTGTAGTACTTGTTTGGATGATCAATAGAAAGATCGCATTATGTTATTTATGCTTAAATATAATTTATTACAGTATGCAGTAGAACATAATATAATTGATGATCAAGTTTAGTACTATAAAGATATAGCTAGAATGTTGAATATAAATACTAACCATTCTGTATTTAATGACGGTCATTATGACTGTAGTAAATGTTGTAAGAGTGGAAATAAAACTTTTTGTACTAGTTGTTGTAATTGTAAAAATGGAGTTTGTTCACTATGCTAACTAAAGAGATATACAAGATAGAAGCTAGCAAGAATCTACTTACTAAGTATAACATAGAGTACGATAAGTGTGACATTAAAAGTATAATATGTGCTACCTATATAGCTAATTTGATAGATGGAGATTACCCATTAACTCAAGTGCAAGTAGACAAACTAAAGTAGATTATCAATTGTCTAGTACAACCTAGTAGATATTGGGATGGTAACGATCAAGAAATAATACATCCTCTATTGCTAGAAAGAGAATTAATTACTAATTTTGGCATTGCCACTATTAATGACGAACTTATAATTTGTGAATAATGACTACAGAAGAATTAGAAAGATAGGTAAGGAAGAATACTATAGCTATTAAGACTGTGTCAGATAGCCTTGTAAACTATGTGCAAAATTAGTAGTTAACTAGTACTAATAAGGTTACAGCAGCTAATACTTCAGATATAGACAAACTGAAGAATGATCTCAATTCTATACAAACATAGATTAACTTGTAGAATAGAATTGAGTTAATGAAAGATACTAATATAGTAGATCCTACTAAGCTGGACTTATTGCAGTATGATGGAGATAGATGGTCTAATATAGCTGCTAGCAAAGTAGTAACAGGCTTACTTGGTAGATTAACAGACTTGCAAGACGTAGAGATAAAGAACTTACGTAATGATAATGCTCTTGCATGGGATAGCGAACTATAGAAATGGACAAACAAGAATCTGAATACTGAACTGTATGATGACATATATATAAGTAAAATTAAACCTGATTCTACTCCTTATGAAGTATGGTTTAAAGACTCTGCTATTTTTGGTCAAGAAGGGTTTGCTTCAGGTCTTACTGGTTTTGGTGGTAAGATTGATAAGTTTGGTCATGCTGAATTTGATAGTCTTACTTTACGTAGATTCCTGGAGGTGCCAGAGTTACGTTACAATCGTGTAGAGATTCAATTAGGAGATAAATGGAATGCCCCTGGTGCAGGTGTAATTGAAAGTGTTGAAGAATTAGATCAATATACTGGTCTTATTACTTTAAAGCTGGAAGAAGGTGAATATGGAGCAGTATCTGTAGGAGACCTTTGTATGGGTATATTCCATTCTGAAAGAACTCAAGAGAATGCTGAATAGGATGAAGACGATGGTAAGGGTAATAGGAAGTTTGCCGGTTTCTATACTGTATACTTTGAAGTTACAAATATACTTGATAGTTAGAATAAAAAGTTTGGTTATAGACTTAGACCTGTAGACGAATACTGGAATATGACGTTCCATCCTTGTGCCCAGATGAACTTCGTAGCATACGGTAATAAAACTAATGTAGATCGTCAGACATCTTGTTATTCAACTCGTACTTATACACGTTACTTAGTAAAACAAAATACATGGGATCACAAGGCTAAGAATATAGCTATGTAGTTTGGTGATCTTAGTAATTTGAATATATTTGGTTATGAAATGACTGGTTATTCAGCATATCTTAACTCAGTATATTTCACTGGTACTATTACTCAAGTAAAGCCAAATGGAGATGAAGTAAGAGTAGCAAATGATTGTGGTGCGTGGGAACCTAATACTCATTATGATTATTATGATAGAGTAAGTGTAGAGGGTTACTTGTGGTTATGTATCAATCCTAATGGAGCAGATGACAAACCTAGTAGTTCAAGTCCCAACTGGTTAGAACAGGTATCTAAAGGAGATAAAGGTGAAGTATCGTACTTCCATATCAAGTACTCACCCGTAGAAAATCCTACAGCTAGTCAAATGACTGAAACTCCTGATGTATACATTGGTACTTATGTAGACTTTAACTATGCAGATAGTAATAATCCTGCAGATTATACTTGGGCTAGATTCCAAGGTGTACAGGGTGAAAAAGGAGAGCAAGGTATACCAGGTATAGGTATAGACGGTAAGACTTATTATTTACATATAAAATATTCTAATGACGGTGGTCGTACATTTACAGGTAATAATGGTGAGGATCCTGGTGATTGGTTAGGCCTACTTACTGACTTAAATGTTAACGATAGTACTAATCCGGCTGACTATAAATGGAGTAAGACTAAGGGAGAACAAGGGGATTAGGGTATTCCTGGTTCTAATGGATCTGATGGAGCTGATGGTTTAATTATTCGTAGATCAGAATGGAAACCTAACAGAGAATATCGTAATGATCAAGATGTTCCTCAATCAGTATCTAAGATACGTTATTTAGATATTGTACTTGTAAGAGACTTTGGTGCAGCTACTGGTTATAAAGTATACAAATGTATATATACTGTCGCTCCACATATATCTAGTGATAGTAATGCTCCTGGTACTTCTGGTGGAGCTGCTTATTGGGAAGAATTTACTACTAATGTAGAAAGTATCTATACAGATTTAATTATCGCTAAAGATGCTAAATTAGACTTTGTAAGTGGTAATGCAGTCAGAGTAGGATATGAATCTGGTACTAATAACTTTACAGTAGTAGCTGGTATTACTGGAGCAGGTGGTAATAATGGATCTGCAATTAGAATATGGGCTGGTGCTACTGAGGAGAATAGAGGTAGAGCTCCGTTTAGAGTCACTCAGGATGGTATATTACATGCTGAAGATGCAGATATATCAGGAAAGATTGTTGCAAAAACTGGAGAGTTAGGAAACCTAAAAATTACTGGGATGATTGATGGACGTTCAGATGGAACAAACGGAATACTAATACTCTCAGATTTCATTAAATTCTACGACAATTCTGGTGGAAAAGCAGATAGAACTATTCTATTTGGTGTATTAAATAACCTTGGTCATAAATATATGGGTGCTTTTGAATCCGATGTTAGAAATAGTTATAATACATGGGGTAATAATGACGCTTTGTATTTTAACATACGAGGTAGTAATGCGGCCAATAGAGCTATATACGGTATGGGTGATATAGTAATGGACGGTGATGTTATCGGTTATAATTTTACGCCTTTTACAGGACCTTGGAAATCTAATACAGTACGATATATACCATATAGTAGACGAGTAATTCTTGCTAAGAATTATGGCAGTAGTAATTCTCATATTGGGTTACCTAGTATATCTTCTGTTTAGAATGAATTAGGATTACAAAGTGGTGACGCTTTTTGTGTTCCTATGTCTATAACTGTAGGAGAACCAGATACATAGCCATTAAGAATATACGGAAGAAGAAATGGAAATACGGCTTATCCTTTAATGAAGGCTATAAATGGAGAAGGCCCAATTGAATATATGGACCTACGTAGTAATTCTACTGTAGAGTTTTTGTTAATTTATTACCCTCTAAGTATTAGCATAGATACTTCTATTGCAGCTAAATATATGGCATACATAAATAGAGCTTGGTAATTTTTAAAATATATATAATTTGTTATGAAAATAAATTTTGCACAACTGGAAGTATATACAGATATTAAGAAAACTAACAAAGTCTGTATTGATGTTAGAGAACAAATAGGTGAAATGATATATGAAGTAGGTAGTGGTATTAAAGACCATGCTTTAGCACTCAAAATCTACAATTCAGATAATGAAGTAGAACTTACATCTGAAGAAGTAGAAGTACTGAATAAGTATGTAAGTCAATACTGCAAACCTGCCTTTATCCAAGCTTTTCTCGAAGCAACTAAGGAAGTAGAAGAACTTAAAGACGACGAATCGAAATGATAGTAAAAGGAGTTAAAATAAGTGAACTCGAACTAAGAAACGAATTAACTGGAAAGGAGAATATCCCTTTCCAGGATTCGTTTTCTAATGGTAAACTAAATCTGGAAGGTGTAATAGATTACTTTCAGAAGGTTACTAATTAGAATATTAGTTTACAGAGTTTAGTAAATATTAAATAGTGTATACAGAGTGCCTCAGAATTAGAGTTCTATGCTTCTAATGTAGGTGATGTATACTTTAATACAGGAGACAAGAAGTTGTATATGTACCAAGAAGATGGAACATATACAATTAGTGATCCGTCTAAAACCCAGTTGTATGTATTTCTTACCCCTCTAGATAGTGAAAAGTCTGATGCTATATATAGATGGGATGAAAACAGCAAACAATTTATTGTGCCTTCGTATGTTGACGATGTAATAGAAGTATACGCTACGTATGATGTATCTCCTATTGGTCAATTAAACAATATTAGACTGTATAAAGATGCTAAACATACTCAAGCTGTAGTAGGAGAAGTAGGTAAGATATATATAAATATTGAAGAAGGTCAGCCTGCATATTCGTTTAGATGGTCTGGGTCAATATGGGTTTCAGTAAATGACGGTGGTCCATTAATCATAGGTGAGATTACTGGTACTGCTTACGATGGTGGTAAGGGTAAACATAGTAAAGATATTATAGACAGCTTACCTGATACGGTACTGTCTAATGTAAGTAGTACAGTTGAGAAAACAAGTACTACTAATAAGATAAATGTAAACAATAAGAAAAGAGGCAGTGATGAACTGTATGTGAATAATACAGATAGTTCTGTAGTACTCGACTCATCTACTAGTACTGAAGCAGGTCTTATGGCTGCTGCAGATAAGAAGTTGTTTGATTCAATGCCAAAGATGTGGCTAACTGAAAAGACAACTATTACTACCGCTGCAGATAAAGTAACAGTAGTACAGCCTATTTCTAGAGTAATAGATGGCGTTTATGCGGATTCTGGTAATCTATATAGAGAAATCCCAGCCGCTACTACTACTACCGCAGGTATAATGACTGCTGCAGATAAAGTAAGGCTAGATACTGGAGTTGCTGAAGATATATAGGCTGAAAGAGAAGCTAGAGAAGCTGCAGATAGACAATTACAAAGTAATATCGATGCAGAAGCATCTACTCGTTCACAGGCTGATACTGCATTAGGTAATCGCATTACAACAGAATCTAGTGACAGAGAGGCGGCAGATACTGCATTAGGTGGCAGAATAGATAAGGAGATTACGGATAGAGGTGATGCTATAGATGCAGTTACTGATAAGATTAATACTGAGATAGCTGATAGAAAAGCAGCTATAACTGCAGAGGAAACTGCTCGTACTCAAGCTGATGAAGCATTACGTACTGATTTAGATGCAGAGGTCATCCGCGCTAAGAATGCAGAGAATAACATAACTGCTAATTATCAATCGGCTGATTCTGCTATTAATACTCGTATTTCTACAGAGATAGCAGATAGAAAACAAGCAGATACTGAATTACAATAGGCTATATCTGCAGAGACTACTAGAGCTACTGGTAAAGAGGCAGAATTATCTACAGCTATTTCTAATGAAACTACTGAAAGACAGAAAGGTGATCAGGACAACAACACTAAAATCACTGAGGTAAGTAACTAGTTAAATGGATTTATAGCTACTAAAGGTCAGCCTAATGGATTTGCATCATTAGATGGCAAAGGTCTTATTCCTTCATCACAATTGCCTGCATATGTAGATGACGTAATAGAAGTAGCTACATTTGATGAGCTACCTGAAGTAGGGGAAGCTGGTAAGATATATGTTACATTAGATACTAATCTTACTTATAGATGGTCAGGTACTAGATACATAGAGATATCTCAATCATTAGCATTAGGTGAAACATCTAGTACAGCTTATGCTGGTGATAAAGGTAAATATCTCAAAGATGTATCTGACAGTTTACCTTCAGATATAATAACAAATCTTAAATTTCTCTCTTCTACCAATTATGTTAACATAATGGGTGACAAGAAGACTAAGGGTGAAGATGGCATATATGTTGATGCAAGTTAGGCAATAGTTAGTATTGGTGCTGCTTCATCTACGTTTGCTGGAGTTATGACAACAGATGACAAGATTAAACTAGATGGTTTAAAGACACAAGAAGGTATTACTTCTGATATCAATGCCGTTTAGAGTAATCTTACTACTCATATCACTAATAAGTAGAATCCACATTCTGTAACTAAGGCTCAAGTAGGATTAGGTAATGTAGATAATACTAGCGATGCTGATAAACCTGTTTCTACTGCAGTACAGGCTGAATTAGATAAGAAGACTAACTCTGCTATTACTGATATTGACTTTGCTAATAGTACTGCCGATAATGCTATAATGACTGTAGATTTAGCTAACGGTATTACTACCAGTGAGAAGAATATAACATTACCAAAAGCTAGTTCAACATCAGCTGGTATCATTACTAGTCAAGAAAGTATTAAACTTAATAAGATACTTACTAATGGAGATGGTACTAAGTTCTTAGCAGATAACGGAACTTATATAACAGTAGAAACCGAAGTAAATACTGAAGCTGTAAAGACTACTAATGAGATACCTGTAGCTGGTGGCCCTTTAGCTAGTTTACTTAACAGTGCTGGTATTACTAGTATTAGTTCTGATACTAATCTGTAGGATTTATTTATGACATTGTTTACTAAGGAATTGTGGCCTGGTAGTCTTACATTTACAGAAGGTACATCTAAAGCTACTATTTCAGTTCCTTCATTCACATTGAGTTCTACTGGATTAGTAGAAGTAGGTACCCCTATTACTATTAGTGATACTACATTATCTGCAGCTGTAGCATCTAGTACTCCTAGAAAGTATTCTGGATTTACTTATGGTTATAGTGCTGCCAATGATAACAGTAAAGACTCAGATAATAATACTATTACTATAAATGGTTCTAATGTAAATCTGTTAGAAGAAAATTATACTATGACTAGATTAGTAAATGGAGAATCAGAAAGTGCTACTCCTAATACAGATCATTCTGCTGTTACTTTAGAAAGTAAAGTATTTAATGCAATTGAAGGAAGTAATACAGTGAAGGTAGATATTACAGGCCCAAAAGCAACTGCTACATTTGCATCTATGCCTATATATTACGCTTGTTCTAATCTTGGTAAGACTAGTGATGAACATAAGACTGTAGCTAAAGAGAATACTACACTTAACAGTATTGTTCCTGGTAATACTAAGACTTTAACTGTTACAGGCGTATATCCTTACTTTACTAATAAGGATAATATTACTACATTTGCTAAATTGCCATTATCTACTAGTAAGTTATTGGATATTACTTATGTAGCTGAAACAGCAGATAATAAACATGCTTTCAAATTACCTTCTAAATTCACAGTAAGTTCTATAACTCTGTTAAATACATTAAATGATAAGTACGAAGATTATAGTATAGATCGTTTCACAGTGACTACAGAGAATATAGAAGTACAAGGAAGTCAAGTAGAATATAAAACATATACACGTAATGATGGTATTAATGGATCTTCATCATTTAAAATTACATTTGCATAATTATGAGAAATAAAGGAACATTTAATTTTAGTGGTAACTTAGAAGTAAAGAAAGATGCACCACTTGAAGCAGGTAGTATAGTTCCTACCTATGCGGATCTAACCAAAGCTGAGACTTGGACTGATGAAGAAGGTAGTGTATGGGTATATAAAGGAAAGAATGTTACATGTGAGGATAGACCAGGTAAGCTGTATCAGCTTACCTCTACCGATTATACTAAAACAAGTAATTGGGTAGAGATTGGTGGTGGAGGTACTGGAGGCGGTATCGCAGAAGCTCCTGAAGATGGTAAGTTGTATGGTAGATAGAATGCAACTTGGTCTGAGATAAATGATCTTATATTATTACCATCAATGATTATTACTATTAGCTAGCATAGTTCTTCTGAAGAAATATTAGAAGTGTTTGGTGGACTTGAGTCATTTAAAGCATTGATGATTAAGATTGCTTCTAGTAACAAACCGCTAGCTATTGCTGATAGCAATTAGAGTTCGTCTACATCTGCTTTCGTTATATACCATACTTGTACTTATGTAGAAAGTACATCTAAAATAACTATAGAAGTCATGTATCAGTTAGGCACTGCTATATACGATATGGTTATACGTTATGAAAATGAGACAGCTAGTGCTACAGTAAATTCATTTCTGTATCAAACTAATAAAGATCTTGAAGTATATTACTTTGAACCAGGTATATCACAGGGTAAGATAAGTCAAGAAGAATACACTGCATTGTAGAACGCCATTACTAAGAAGAAAGTCATTATGACTTACGTAGGTATGGCAGATCTATCTACTACTGGATCACGAATTCCCGTAGCCGCCTATACTATGGATAATGAGATTAGTCTCAACTTTGTAATAGATCAAGATTCTGCTTATCCTCTATGGGTATATATATAGATCAATGGCTCTACTAGAGATATAACTGTTACTAAGAGAATAATGGGTTAGACCTCTAAAGCTATTAGTGGATTGGTTCCTGTTGATGGTAATATTGAGATTACTGGTGCTTAGGCTATGGATTTTGTTAATAGTACGTTCGGAAGTTTTAATAATTACAAGAACGTAGTAATGGACATTATACAAAATCACTCTCAATATCATATAACTTTACCAGAAGATACACTTGGTACATATTTTCAATTAAGTAATGTAGTTGCATATCACGATAGCTCTTCTGCAAATATGTACTTATTAATGTTTACAATAAGCTTACCTGCAGAGAATTTTGCTGTAAATGTACATTCGTTTTATATAAATGTAGATGGTACTGGAGGATATGTTAAAGTTAATTCTCTAATAAAATCCAATAATCTCACTACCGCAACTAAAATATCTGCTACAGATTATGCAGCATTAGATCCTAAGGATGCTAATACAATGTATGCAGTAACTGAATAAATATAATTATAAAATCTTATGAGTAAACTCAAAGTTGGTACACAAAACGCTAGTAAAGTATATCTTGGAGGAAATAATATATTAGCTGATTTAACCGGTCTTAATTATAATGTAGATGAAACACTATTTCGTAATAATGCAAGTGGATATTGTTTTATAAATGTTTCGGATGAAGACAAATCCATATACATATACGACGATAGCTTTTCTGAAGCAATAGTTATACCAAAAAATCAGTTAAAGTTTATGATGCTTAGAATAGTGATGGAAGTTCATCTATTACTCTTAAGGCTTACGTAGATATGACTATATCTATATTTTCTGTTGGGCATGAAGGTGGAGATTTTGGAGAAACGATTTGTCGTTCAAATCAAGTGATCAGTAGAAATTAGATTATAAATGCTGGCTCTTATAAAAATTGTGCCATCTATTACATAACAGCTTAAATATTGAACAATATGGGAGAAGCTAAATTAGGTTCACAGAACATAGGTAAAATATTCCTCGGCAGCTAGCAACTGGGGGGGGGGTTAACGCTGTATAGGAATACAGTATAGGACATGGAAAATCACTCATAGTTAATACTGTACGTTAACACTAATGATATTGATAAGGAAGTAATACTCAAAATGGATGATAATGATGTTGACTATACTATTTTACCAAATGGAGTATCATTCATAACCCTCTATCAAGAAAAATGGTAGAATATGAGAGTTACAGAAGATGTTTGGGTATATGGATGTACAGATAGAGGTAATGTATAGCCCTTATCTTATTTAGCAGCGGGGTAGTATATTCCAATAGACTTAGCTGGTTATAATGGAATAATAGTACTAATTTCTGCACAATAATATAATTACAATTATACTTTTAAATAAAGATGAATCCGTACTTAGTTCATATGTCAGATAGAGAATTACTAGAGTAGATATACATGTTATTACTCTAGATTAATGTTAAAGTCAGTGAGATTGATAATGACTCTAAACAATTCGGTATGAACTTGGCTGCGGATTTATTAGGTAATATGATGGACGATTTATCTAATAATAATAGAAAACAACAAAAAGAATGAAACACTTTACAATTGAAGAGATGACCGAGTCTTCTACTGCAAAAGCAAAAGATATAGATAATACTCCTTCATAGGAGATCTTAGCTAAACTGTAGAAGCTAATAGAGGCTATTCTAGACCCTTTAAGGGAATGGTATGGTAAACCTATCAGAGTTAACTCAGGATATCGTTGTGAGGCCTTAAATAAAGCCATAGGCAGTAAAGCTAATAACAGTTAGCACTTATATGGAGAAGCAGCTGATATTACTGCAGGCAGTAAAGAAGAGAACAAGAAGTTATTTGAGTATATTAAAGATAATCTTCCATTTGATCAGTTAATTAATGAATCTGATTTCTCTTGGATTCATGTATCATATAGAGAAGGGAGATTACGTAAACAAGTATTAGCTTTATGAGAACTATCATAACAGTAGAGAACTTGGTAACATCCTGAATAATGAAGAATGGAATAAAAACGAAGAAATATTATGATAAGACAAGAAAATATTAATTTTGTAGCATCTAAGTATGCTCCTAATCCAACTGAAGTAGCATATTGGATTGATTTATCTGCAGATAGTTCAGGTAATGTCATAAAGAGTAACACTGATGGTATGTGGATACCTATTAACAATAGTGACAACGCTGATTAGACTGAATAGATTAATCAGATCAAGAGTAACCTTAATGCTGAGATTAGTAGAGCTACACAAGCTGAATAGAACTTAGCAACTACATTAGCTACTAAAGCAGATGGTGAGGCAGTATACACTAAACAAGAAACTACAGATATTGTAAATGCTGCTAAGGTAACTGTAAACAATACTCTTACTTCTGACTCTATAGTAGAGGCTTTATCTGCAGCTCAAGGTAAACAGTTAATGGATTTAATTAATGCTTTGACTGATAGAGTAGCAGCACTTGAAACACCTGAAGTTCCAACTGTATAAATTTAATTAATTATGACAACGTTAGCATAGAATGTAGATGCAGGTTTATTCGTAGGTAGTTCTTTGATTTCTAGTCAAGAAGGTCCTCAAGGCCCTTAGGGAGAACGTGGTACTGATGGGGCAAGTGCTTCTATTACAGATGTAACAGCTACTATAGATTCTAATGTAGGTACTCCAGCAGTTACTGTAACTATGGGGGGGACTGCACAAGCTAGAACGTTTACTTTTAACTTTAAGAATCTTAAAGGAGTACAAGGTGCACAAGGAATTCAAGGAGTTAAAGGAGAAAAAGGTGATACTGGAAGTAAAGGTGATAAGGGTGATAGAGGTACAGATGGAGTATCTTGTACACATTCATGGAATGGTACTACTCTTACTGTTACATCTGCTTCAGGTACATCTTCTGCTAATCTTAAAGGAGATAAGGGGGATAAGGGAAACACTGGCGCAACTGGATCACAAGGACCACAAGGGCCAAAAGGTGACAAAGGAGATCAGGGGCCACAAGGACCTGCAGGATCTACTAGTTATAATGCTGATACAGTAGATGGCTTTCATATAGTATCTTGTACTTAGGCACAATATGATGCGTCATCCAAATCATCTAATACTCTTTATTTGATTATAGGATAATATGAATGGAATAAAACAAGGCACTAATAGTGTCAATAAAGCTTACTTAGGTACTAACCTCATAATGGGGGGGGGTGGAGTGAATGACTTTATAAATCATTCAGATCCTAATTCGTATAAACCATTTATACTTGTCAATAATAGTAGTTAGGAAGTAAAGATAGAGGTAAAAAATACTGCCGACACAATTATAGTAACAGTACCTTCCAAAGGATCTTATGTACATACTGAAGATGAAACTCAACCGTTATCATTTAGAAATGTAAGTGGAAGAGATATATACGGAGGTTTATGGTATACATATTATGATTAGGATGGTGTGTATTACATAGATTGGGATGTCGATATGTATGATGGAGATGAAATAGTATCTTTAGCAGGAGATCAGACTAATGCAATAGCATTTATATACATATATGATTATTAAAACAAACAAAATTGATTAAAATCGGGGGGGGGGTAAATAGATGGACACCGGCATATTTATAGGGGACAAAATAATTACCACATCGTGGGATAAGATATGGGATAAACCAAATACTCTAAGCGG